TGGTGGAGCTATCAGGAGTCAAAACGAACATTTTAGCATCCGGTGACAGCCCGCCATCGGGCGGGTCTTCTCCGGTCTCCAAAGGAATTTCGACACTGTTCTGGTCTCCCATGCAGGAGAAAACCAGCTTCATGCGGTTATCATCATAGACATAGACAGCCACAAGGAAGTTCTTGAACAGTTCCATCTGGAAATCCCGGTCGTGGATGTCACCCTGCTGCAGCAGTTCCAGATAGGAGATGATTTGCTCCCGGTCGATTTTCACGACATCCTCTTTGGCCACATTCAGCTGGACGCTCAGCCGGGATTGCTCAGTCTCAAGCTCGACCATCCGGGTGCGGGTGGCCTCTGTGATAATCCCCATCTCGATGGCTTTCAGCATATTCGAGGTGGCTTTTTTATTTTCCTCCAACTGCTGCTCCAACGCCTCAATCTGGAGGTCATTGTCGTGCTTTTCCCAGTATTCGACCGTCCGATCTGCTATCCACGCAATGACATCATCGGTCAAGCAGTACATCTTGATGGCCTGAGCCACAGCCGGTTCAATGACATCCCGGCGGATGTTCTTCTTGTCACAGGCGTGCTCGGTGCGCCGCTTCTGGCAGGTGTAGTAGTAATGCAGCTCGCCGTTTCTACTGGTGCCAGATACGCCCGTCATGTAGCTGCCACAATGCCCGCAGCGCAGCTTCCCGGTCAGCAGATAATCTTCTGCCCCGACACGGTGCCGGGTTCCGACTGGATTCTTTTTCATCCTCATGGCCTCCTGTACCCTGTACCACAAATCATCGCTCACTATGCGTGGAATGCCATCGGCCACCCGGACATCCCCGTATATGTAGATGCCCCGGTACCGCTCGTTCTGGCAAATACTCTGGAAGCTGCCTTTGTTCCAGTTGGCTCCCTTGCTGGTCTTGATGCCCTGGGCATTGAGATCTCGCGCAATGTCCACGAACAGGTCACCAGCAGCCACACGGGTGAATATTTCCCGCACAACGGCCGCATTCGCTTCATCCAGCACCACACGGCCATCCTCACCCCGCTTGTAGCCCAAGGGCTGCCGACCGTTCGCCATGCACTTGCTGGCGTTATCATACAGCCCCCGGGTGATGTCCTCCGCCATGTTCTCGCTGTAGAATTGATTCACATTCATCATGTTCCTCAATGCGAAACGCCCGGCGGCTGTATCGTCAAAATCTTCCTCGGCGTAAAACACCTTTACGCCGTAATCGTCCAGCTTCGCCTCGTTGACCATGGCTTGCAGCATATTGCGCCCGATGCGGTTGGACTTCCACGCCACGACGGCCTGAAACTTCCCTTTTTCAGCATCCCGCATCATCTGCTGGAAACGAGGCCGGTTATCCGTCTTGCCGCTGATTGCCCTGTCCTCGTATGTACCGACAATGCGCAGTCCAAGCGCAGCTGCGTGCTTCGTACACTCTGCGATCTGCTGCTCGATGCTGACCTCTCGCTGGTTATGCGACGAGTACCGGGCATAGATGACGGCATCGAGGCCAGCAGCAATATTCTTTTTTCGGGCCATCAACCATCACCGCCCACATCAATATGGTAAATTCCATTATCATCTGCAAACGGAATTGGCTTTCCGTTCCACATTCCGAGTGCTTCCAGCTCTGGCATAAGCTCAAACCACTGCTGTTCTGAAATGACCGGAATATTTAGAGCTTTGGCCTGATCGATTTTCTTCTGCATTGGATTGCTGCACGCAACCAAAACACCAATCTTCTTCGACACACTCATATCCGCAGTCAAACCGTATGCTGAGAAAATATCGAGAAAATCTAATCGGCTTCGCAACATAACCGGAGTTCCAGCTACATACACCCGTTTATATTCTCTCAGTCGAAGCGCGATTTCTTTCAAATTCATAAAACGGCCTCCGCAACGTAATTCACAATATTATGCCGGAAACGCACAAATTTTTCTGATTTTCGGTATAATTCCACGATTCCATGAAAAGCGGGTGCGTATTTGATATAATTCAGTTGCTGCCGGTGGTTATTTTATCAAGAAAGGACTTGCAAACCCATGAATGATACTGAATTATGCACATCCATTCAAAAATCGCTGGCTTTACTGACTGTTGCTGAAAAAATCAAGTTGCTTCGGCTCCTCAGGACTGCGCAAGGTACTGAATATAGCTCAATGCCTGCTGCTTCTTCTCCGGAGTAAGACCTGAAATAATTTTCATAATCTCTGCATCCAGCTCGTCCTCAATTTCGGGGACGAGTTTTTTGCTGTCTGCATCATCAAGAATGAGTTCTACTGGCATATCGTCAACCTTGACCAGCAAATCAGTCAGGCTCATTCCCATTCCGGATGCAAGCTGCTTCAATTTAGGGAGAGTTGGCGTGACCGGGAGCTTAGTGTTGGGGTTCATTTCCTTTTCCAGCATCGAAATATAGCCATTAGACAACCCGCAAGCAGTAGCAAATTGCCGTTGAGACAGTCCGTGGTCATTCCGGTATTCAATGATCAAATCTTTCAAGGTCATGTTCAATCCCTCCGTTTTGTACAATCCATTATACAATTATAGTCGAGACGCTGTCAATGAGTTTTGTGTAATTTCTTAAACAAAATTTGTGTAATGAACTTGACAAAGGCCATGGGATGTTGTACTATGTGTGTGCAACCGATTAAACAAAATCCGTTGTGAACCGAAAAGATAGGAGGTGACAAGAATGGGCTTCAAAATTAAAGAGGTTCGCAAGTCTTTGAAAATGAGCCAGGAGGAACTTGCTGAAAAGAGCGGCATTAGCCGGGGCACTATCGTTGCGCTGGAAGCCGGTACTGAGCGAGTGACCACCACCAAGACGCTGGTTGCTCTGGCCGCAGCCATGAACGTGAGCATTGACCAGATTTTTTTTGCCGACGATGTTTAATCGGTTACACAGGAGGATCACATGGACACCACAATTCATATCAACGTGGCCGATATTCCCCCGGAAGTCGGTGAGAGCTTTGGCCGCGTGACGCTGGCGGGATTCAAAAAATTCATCGCCCAGCCCGGGAACCGTGAGAAGCTGGAAGCCCAAACGGCTGCCCGCAAGGCACGCAAAGAAAGGGAGTGTAAGGAATGACCCGGATTCTGATGATCGTGTACGGCATCACCGCCGAACAGGCAGCAGCTCGTGCCCCGGCGGCGCAGTTTGCTGTGACCTCTGTTATCGCAGCCCTGTTTGTCTGGCTTGACAGCATGGGGAGGTTCGATGATGTAGGCCGCTGGATGGGGCGCAAGCTCCGGGAGGTGCTGGATGCTGTATCCGACTGACGAAGAAGCTGGCTACCCTGAGCCTCCTGTGTGCCCCCTCTGCCACCAGAGGTGCGATACCATCTACCGCACCGATGATGGCACAATCGTTGGCTGCGACCGCTGCTTAGAGGCCGCAGACGCATGGGAAGTCCGTGAGTGCTTCCCGGAAAAGGAGTGATTTTATGAAAGGATTTGTAATTAGCACCGAGAATAAGATGCAGTTCAAGGATTTCAATGAGCCGTTGCTGCTCAGCATCGGCACGGAGATTTGCGGCTACAGCGAGACTGTCCATCCCAAGTATCTGCCGGAGGGGTTCTGCATGGTAGTCAATGATGAAGGGCTTTTGAGGGGGCTCCCGCTCAATCGCTTTGCCAGCCTCCTCTACGGCACACCGGAGCACGGCCAGCCCATCGTTGGCAACGCGGTGATTCTTCGGGAGGGATTCGTGAATGGTGAGCGTGACTTCGTGGACATGACGGATGAGGACCAGATGACGTTAATTATGCTGATGACCTCTTTCGGCAATGTTGCGCTCAAGCTGGAAAGCAAGGCTGAGTGATGGATCTGGAAAAATTCTACTTCACATACGGCTCAGATGATGTTCAGCCGTACTGTGGAGGATGGACGGTGGTCTGGGCGCCCAACTACCAGATGGCGTGTCAGGCATTCCGGGCAGTCCACCCTGACCGTATTCCAAATGTCCTGAACTGCGCTAGCGTTTACAGCGCAAGTGAGTTCGAGAAAACCAAGATGTTCGGCCCGGGCGGCAACTTCGGCCTCCGCTGCCGGGAGACCATCACTCTGAACATCGCTGTCAACAAGGCCGAGGAGGGGGTGATTTTTTGAAAGTAAGAGGTAAAAAGTTGACCCGCAAGCAGAAAGAGGCCCTTTCCGCACAGGGCTGGGATTTCCGCCTGTACCTCTGTGTCCGGGATGGCCCGGACTTCATGGAGCTGGTCAACCGCACCACTGGCAAGTACATCATGTTCAAAAAATGAAAGGAGAATGCAACATGGCACAGGATACCGCATTGCAGGTCATTGAACTTCAGCAGTTGCCCATCATTGTCGAGCGGCTTCACAGCGTTAAGGCCGATATTGAGCAGCGCACTGCCGAAGCTCTTTCACTGGTCTGCACCGAACAGACCTATAAAAGCGTCAAGGATGCCCGCGCGCAGTTAACCAAGGAATTCAAGGAGTACGAGGCCCAGCGCATTGCTGTCAAGGACAAAATCCTTGAGCCTTACAATGCCTTTGAGCAGGTCTACCGGGAGTGTGTGACGGTACCGTTCCAGCAAGCAGATGCCGAGTTGAAGCAGAAAATTGCGGATGTGACCTCTGGTATTGTGGCTCAGAAAACGGAAAAGCTCATGGATTACTACGGCGAGCTGGTGGAAGCCGCCAACATTGACTGGCTGGATAATCTGACCTACCGCCCGAAGGTCACTATGAGTGACAGCCTGACTTCTTTGAAAAAGCAGGCAAAGGCGTTTGTGGACGGCATTGTGGCCGACGTGGCCGCCATCGAGGGCATGGATAACGCCGCTGAGATCATGGTGGAGTACCGCAGCAATCTGGACTTGCCCACTGCCATCAAGACCGTGGCTGACCGGCACAAGGCGCTGGAAGAACAGCGCAGACGTGAAGAAGAACGCCGCGCCCGGCAGGCAGAGCGGGAAGCTGCTGCTGAAAAGGTTCGTACCGCTGCTGCGGCCGCAGCCGAGGCCCAGCCTGAACCGGCGCAGGAAATCTCCGCAGACCCGGAAATCGCCGTGCAGCCTGAACAGGAGCCGGTACCGCAGCCTAAGCCGGAACCTATCTTCATGACCCGCTTCTATGCAAAGGGCACCAAGGCCCAGCTCGTTGGTTTGAAGCATTATCTTGAAAAGGAAGGTATTGAATATGGCAACGCCTAATAATCAACTGCCAGCGCAGCAGAAACCCAAGTTCTCCGTAGCAATCACCACCAAGGGCTACCAGTCCTTGATCTCCAACACCCTGCGTGACCCGACCCGCGCCCGCCGTTTTACAGCCTCCATCACCAGTGCGGTGGCTGTCAACCCGGCTTTGCAGGAATGCGATGCCGGTACGATTCTTGCCGGTGCCCTGCTGGGCGAAAGCCTGAACCTCAGCCCGTCCCCGCAGTTGGGCCAATATTATCTGGTTCCGTTCAAGCAGAAGGCCAAGTATGACCGCAACAATCGACTGATCCGCCCGGAAATCACCACGGCCACGTTTGTACTGGGTTACAAGGGGTACGTTCAGCTGGCGTTGCGTAGCGGTCAGTATGCTGATCTCGATGTGATGGAAATCAAGGAAGGCGAGTACCTTGGCAAAGATTCGCTGACCGGCAAGGCAAAGTTCCAGTTTATTGAGGACGACGATCAGCGGGATGCACTGCCTACGGTGGGCTATATGGCCTACTTCGAGTATTTGAACGGTTTCCGCAAGGTGCTGTACTGGTCCAAAGAAAAGATGATGAACCACGCCGACACCTACTCCAAAGCATTCAGCCGCCAGAAGTACGAGGAATTGCAGGCAGGAAAAGTCCCGGAAAGCGAAATGTGGAAGTATTCCTCTTTCTGGTACAAGAACTTTGATGATATGGCAAAGAAAACCCTGCTTCGCCAGCTCATTTCTCGCTGGGGTGTTATGAGCATCGAGATGGCCAAAGCCTTTGAAAGCGACAACACCGTGTCCATGGTGGACGGCAACGGCGAAATCATCACCGAACCGGAATCTATGCCTAGTGCATCCGAACAGCCGGAGCTGCACACCGGGAAACCGGATGTCGGCGATGGTCAGGGCGCTCTGCCTCATGGGGATATTTCTCAGGGTGAACCGACGACCGTAGAAACGGTAGTTGACCTCAGCTCGTTATGATCGACTACAACATCATATCCACCGGAAGTCAGGGAAATGCGGTGGTGATCGAGCACAAAATCCTCATTGATTGCGGGGTTTCGTTCAAGGCACTGGCAGCGGAATACCGGACGTTGAAGCTGGTACTGCTGACCCACATCCACAGTGACCACTTTCATCCATCCACATTGCGGCTGCTGGCCTCCAACCGGCCGACGCTCCGCTTTGCCTGCTGTGCTTGGCTGTGCAAGCCGCTGGTGGATGCAGGGGTGCCGGTCTCGCAGATTGACGTTCTGGATCCGGGACACCTGTACGGATACGGAATCTGCAACGTCATTCCGCACATGGTCAAGCACAATGTTCCCAACTGCGGGTGGAAGGTCTGGCTGGACGGGAGAAAGCTGTTTTACTGTACCGACATGAATAACCTAAACGGCATTTCCGCCCCGAACTATGACTTGTACATGGTTGAGGCCAACTATGACGACAAGGACATTCAGGCCAAAATTGCAGAAAAGAAGCTGACTGGCGAATACATTTATGAAAAACGTGTTCTGCGAGACCACATGAGTGTGGCCAAAATCAATGATTGGCTGTACGCCAACATGGGGCCGAACAGTGCCTATATCTATATGCACTGCCATCAGGACAAGGAGGATGCCACATGACCGGGCGGCTGGTGGACATGGCTTTTACCCTCGGCGGGAAACAGAGGGTCACGCTGGAACTCAACGGTGACTTCCGGGAAATCTGGGACAAGCTCCATCAGGAGCCGATTCTGGACGTGGAAATCAAAAAGCACAGGGAAAAGCGTAGCCTGTCGGCAAATGCGTATTTCCACGTTCTGTGCAACAAGATTTCTGCGGAGACCGGTGAGAGCGAGGATGCCGTGAAGCGGCGGCTCGTGGTTTCGTATGGAGCACTTGCCCGCGATAAGGACGGCAAGCCTGTTGGTCTGAAGCTCCCTCCGACCGTGGATCCATGTGACTTTTATCCCTATGTCCGGCTCTATGAAACCCGGCAGGAAAACGGCAAAGACTACTCCTGCTATTTTGTCTACAAGGAAAGTCACAAAATGGATTCAAAGGAGTTTGCTCACCTTGTGGATGGAGCAATCGAGGAAGCTAAGGAATTGGGTATCCAGACCGATACTCCGGAACAGCTGGCCCATTACAAGGAAGAGTGGGCTAAATAGTCAGCTTTTCATGAAAGAGGTGATTTTTAATGCTGAATAGTTGCGCTTTTCAGGGGCGGCTTGCTGCCGACCCTGAGCTGCGAACCACCCAGACGGGAAAAACGGTGACAAGTTTCCGTATGGCGGTTGACCGGGATATGGTGGATGCCAACGGTCGCCGACCTACGGACTGGCTCACCTTTACTGCATGGGGTAAGACGGCGGAGTTCGTCAGCAAGTACTTTCGTAAGGGAAGCGCCGCTGTGGTTCATTCTCGCTGCCAGACGCGGCAGTTTGAGGATAAGAACGGCAATAACCGCACGGCGATTGAGTTTGTGGTGGACAACATCTATTTTGCGGGGCCGAAGCAGGAAAACCAGCAAGGGCCCGTGGATGATGGCGGGACGAACCCGCCACCGGCCACCTACCGGAACCAGCAGCCGCAGCCCCAGCAGATGGGTTTTGCTACCCAGAGCCAGCGCCAGCAATGGCAGGGCGCGTCCGATCATCCCGGTAATGTTCAGGTCAGTCAGAACTTCTCGCAGGGTAGTGACGATGATTTCTCAGTTCTGGACGATGCCGACGATCTGCCGTTCTAAGGAGGTTCGCTGATGGCAACTGGCAAACGGTACTACTGGATAAAGCTCAAAGATAGTTTCATGTCCTCGGACGAAATCGACTACCTTATGAGCCAGCCGGATGGTGCCAACTATGTTGTTCTCTATCAAATGTTGTGCCTCAAGACCATCAACACAAACGGTTGTTTGGTTTCCAAAATCGGAGAAATGCTCATCCCCTACGATGCCGAAAAGATTCAGAGGGAATGCAAATGGTTTCCTTTGTCAACCGTCCGTCTGGCTCTGACCGTTTATAAACAAATCGGATTGATTTTTGAAAACCCGGACGGAACTCTGTCAATCTCTGATTATCAGAACATGATTGGCAGCGAAACCGACTGGGCAGCAAAAAATCGTAAAATTCGTAGCAATGCTGCAAATAAGGAGTTACAGGCGGGACACGACACCGGACACACAACTGGACACAATGTGTCCACTGATGGTGGTGAAAATGTCCCTACAGAGAAAGAGATAGAGAAAGATAAAGATATAGAGAACAGAGAAAGAGTAAGAGATAAAGGTAGTCCGACCGTCGATGCTGGGCTGGCTGAGATCATCCGCTCTTTCGAGGACAACATCGGCAGCTTTCCCCCGGCCGCAAAGGATGCCCTGATGGGCTGGCGGGAGATTTTCACGGATGACCTCATTCTGATGGCCATCAAAAAGGCTGCTCTGGCCGGGATTCGCAAGTGGTCCTACGTCAACGGCATCCTGAAAGCATGGAAAAACGAGGGTGTGAGAACCCTTGGTGACGTGCAGTCCCGTGACGAGCGGCGCAAGCCCCCGGCGGGTCAGCAGCCCAAACGCTCCGCTGCCGAGGACTACAATGAAATTTTCGGTGAACTTTTGGGAGGTTCAACATGACAGACAAAAAACTGATGGAGTTGCTGGTGGTCATTGATGATCACTACGGCCGCGCCCGCAGCTTGGAGGAGCGCAGGGCTGACACGCAAATCTACATCCGGGCGTTTGGCACCATCCCGGACGAGATTGTGGAAAAGGCACTGTATACGGCCTTTACACAGTGCAGATTCCAGAACCAGCTGATTGTGGACTGGTGCGCTGAAATCAAAAAGCTGCTGTCAGCCCAGCAGCCCTCGGCAAATGACCTTTGGACGCAGGCTGCGGCAGCTGCCCGGAAAATCGAGGCAAATCTGTACTACCAGACCCACGGTGGATTCATTGCCCCCGATGGGCGCAAGCTGAAAGGCGAAGATTTCAAAAAGGAAAATGCGAAAATCTTCGCCGCCCTCCCGATGGTGGTGCAGCGATGGGCTGGCTCCCCGGCAGATCTGTCGGAGATTTTCAGCAGCCGCAGCAGCGCGGATCTGCGCCAGTTCGTCCGGCCGGGCTTCGACCGGGCTGTGCAGGATGCCCCGGTTGAGAGTTTGCAGCCCCCGGCTCTGCCCGGCGGCGCAGCCCCGGCACAGATTGGAGGTGGCACGACATGAGGCCGAAAAGACCATTCCGCAGCCTGATCGTGTGCGTTTCGTGTGCGATGGTTGGCTGCATCCTCGCAAGCACGGCCTACTCCCGGCGAGTAGACGAGCTGGAAATCGAGCGGGACATCTACGCCAGCCGCTTCCAGAACTGGCAGATGCGGGCTATCGATGCAGAGGAAAACGCCAGCCAGCTTCAGACCGAGGTTGACAACTTGACCGCAGAACTGGCAGCGCAGATCGATTTGACACTTACATACGCCGGGTCATTCAGCTGCACTGCCTACTGCACCGAGGAATACGCCCACATCTGCGGCGAGGGACACGGCATTACATCCAGCGGCGCAAAGGCGCAGCCGGGCGTGACCGTGGCAGCTGACACCAGCATCCTGCCCTACGGCACGGTGATCTATATCGAGGGTGTAGGTCTCCGGGTCGTTCAGGACACCGGGAGTGCTGTGGTAGGTAACAAGCTGGACGTGGCGGTAAACACCCATGCAGAGGCTCTGAGCTGGTCTGGCTGGGGTTCTCACCGGGTCTGGATTGTCACAGCAGGAGGTGACGCTGATGCGGACACCTAAACAGAAAACCTCCGCCCAGAAGCGGTATGAGCAACTCAAGTCCCGTGGCCTGTGCGTTGCCTGTGGAAAAGTGCCGGCGCAGCCCGGCAAAACCAAATGCATCCAGTGCGGCATCAACGCCAGCAAGTCGGCGCTGAGCTGGTATTACCGCAAGCACAAGGAGGTGCAGCATGGCACTGAATGAATATGGAGTCAAACTGGACAGCAACGGCTATGCACCCAGCATCCTCAACCAGCAGCCCACCTGCCTGATTTGCGGGCGATACCACACGGCCCGGCACGAGGTCTTTTATGGCCCCTACCGGGATAAGAGCAAGCGCTTGGGGCTGTGGGCGAATCTCTGCCCGTGGTGTCACCAGAACGGCCCGAACGCCATCCACCGCAACCATGACGAAGATCTCCGCTTGAAAAAGTGGGCGCAGAGAAAGGCCATGGAGCATTACGGGTGGCCGGAGGAGAAGTTCCGGCAGGAGTTCGGGAGGTCGTACCTGTGAGCACTTGCCCGATTATCGCCATTGACCCCGGCAATGCCCAGTCTGGCTACTGCGTTATCGACCGCAACACCCTGCGCCCGCTGGAATTCGGCAAGGTTGACAACGCCGAGCTGCTGCGGAAGCTGGCCTCTGCCACGGAGCAGGGCTGGCGGTGGGCGGTCATCGAGATGGTGGCCTCCTACGGAATGTCGGTAGGCCGGGAGGTGTTCGATACCGTCCTCTGGATCGGCCGTTTCTACCAAGCCCTGAACGCCTGCTGCCCAGTACGGCTGCTGTGCCGCATCGAGGAGAAGCAGCACATCTGCCACAACAGCCGCGCCAATGATGCCGCCATCCGGCGGGCACTGATTGACCGATTCGCAGACCACGACCTCAAAAATGGCCGCGGAACAAAAAAGAACCCGGATTTCTTTTACGGCTTCAAAGCCGATGTGTGGGCAGCCTACGCTGTGGGTCTGACCGCCATTGAAAACCGAGAGAACGATTATCATTTTTCTGCTACTTGAAAGGAGCACATACCATGGATAGCTACGAAAACGAAGCCTCTAAGTTCGCCGCCCAGCGCACCAAGCTGAAGAACATCTGCGAGGCGCACGACCTGACCTACACGTTCATCAAGAACAGCTACCCCATCAAGCTGATTATCCGCCCCATCAAGGGTGTGGGCGAACAGATGTCCATGCTGGAAACCGCCAGCGAGGACAGCTACATCTCCCCGGATGCCTACCTCCTGTTCACCATGAAGGATGGTGTGCTGGTCTACCGCATGAGCAAGACCTTCACCATTGAGGATGCCCTGTTCGGCAAAATCAAGAACATCTTCAAGAATATGCACTCCTACTACTGCCAGTTCTTCTTCCGGGAACTGATCGAGAGCGGCCGACTGAAAGCCATCGGCGGGAAGATGCCGGAAATCCCTGAAACCGCTGCAAAGGAGCCTGAGGAAAAGGCTCCCGACCTGCCCCCGGATGCCGAAAAGCTGGAAGAAATCGAGGATGATACCGATGATGCAGACGATGCCGAGGCCGAAGCGCCCGCAGAGGACGAGCTGGAAAAGGCCACCGAGATTGCCCGGCAGAACGGCGGCGTTACGCAGGCCATGCTGGAGCAGCAGATGGGCGTAACCGCAGAAAAGGCCATCGCGCTGCTGGATGGTATGGAATCCGCTGGTGTGATTGAGTTCTCCAACGGCCACTACACCATCGCCGCTGCTGACAGTGAGGAGGAGTAACCTATGGCAAAGGCAGCAGTGACCCACAGCATCCGGGATGACCACCAGAAGAACTTCCTCAAAATCTTCAATAGCCTGACTGGAAAGCACAGCCGCTGGGAGATTTGGGAGGACTTCGTCACCCTGACGGCCATCGAGATCTCGAACAGCACGGACAAGGTAAATGCCCCAGAGCGCACCAAGATGTATCAGACCATCGTTTCCAAATACTCTGCCAAGGAGCGGGAGGGCATGGCTGAAATGCTGGGCGAGGTAATCATGGGTATGGAGCAGAATCCTGACCAAGACTTCCTCGGTTCGCTGTACATGATGTGCGAGTTGGGCAACTCGCACGCCGGGCAGTTCTTCACTCCCTACGATGTGTGCCGCTGCATGGCCGAGATTACGTTCGACCCGAAGCTGCACCCGGACATGGAGGGATTCATCTCGGTATCTGACCCGGCCTGCGGTGCTGGGGCCACGCTGCTTGCCTTTTTGAACGTCTGCAAAAGACGGAATATCTGCTACCACAACAAAGTCCTTGTCATAGCCCAAGACATTGACTTCATCGTTGGGCTGATGTGCTACATCCAGTGCAGCTTCATGGGCTGCGCTGGATATGTAGTCATCGGTGACACACTCGTGAACCCGGCAACGGCCTACGACAGCCGCGGATTGCTGCCCGCAGGACCGCAAAACCGCATCTGGTATATGCCGCTTTTCTCAACCGATGTGTGGTATATGCGCCGCCAGATAGCGCAGATGAACCTGCTGTTTGAACCGAAAGGCGAACCTGCAAAAATCGAAAAAACCGATATTAAAGCCGCAAATTTGCAAAAATCTATCAAAAATGAGCCTAAAGCCCCGGAAAACGAGCCTCTTAACGAAACCAAAACCGGGCAGCTCACGTTTTTCTGACCCGAATTCAGAAAGGAGTAAACACCATGGCAGACATTACTTACATCCCCATCCGGCAGCTGTATCCGCACCCGGATAACCCTCGCAAGGAACTGGGTGACCTGACAGAATTGGCCGCCAGCATCAAGGAAAACGGCGTGTACCAGAACCTGACCGTCATTCCGGGGCACTACCTCGGCAAGCAGGAGTACATTGCCCGGTGCATTGCCGATGGCGGCGACGCTTCGGCAGCAGAGGCGGCATGGACACCCAAGGCCGTGTGGTCCAGCGAGGACTACACCATCATCATCGGACACCGCCGGGCGGCGGCCGCGCAGCAGGCTGGCAAGTTTGAATTACCCTGCTCCGTGGTCGATATGACCGAGAAAGAGCAGCTGCAAACCATGATGGTAGAGAATATGCAGCGGTCTGATCTCACCGTCTACGAGCAGGCGCAGGGCTTCCAGATGATGCTGGACATGGGTGATACCGTGGAGCGTGTCGCAGACCGCTCCGGCTTCTCTCAGTCCACTATCCGGCGGCGCATCAAGCTGCTGGAACTGAACCACGACAACTTCAAAAAGGCAGAGCAGCGTGGCGCAACCCTTTCCGATTTTGTTGAACTTAACAAAATCGAGGACTTGGATGCCCGGAACAAGGTGCTGGAAACCCTCGGTACCCAGAACTTCAACCGCGCCATGCAGAATGCCTTGTCTGACCAGAAATACCAGCATCGAAAGGCTGAATGGATTGAGCAGCTTCGCCAATTTGCTGTGGAAAATCCTGATGCCGATTACAGTACTCACACACACGTTGCCGGGTACGGATATTGGAACACCGGCAAGGACGTTGAAGTGCCGGACGATGCCGATAGCGTAGCGTACTGCTACAAGGTCAGCCAAAACCAGATTGACCTCTACAAAGAGCGTGATTTGGGAAAAGAGAATGCGGAAACGGCTAAGCGAGAGGAAAAGCGGCAGCAGGAACAGTTCTATAAGGACCAGCTTGCCGCCCTCACAAACTATATGTTTGAACTGCGCCGGGACTTTGTGACGCAGCTTTCCACGGCAGAGTGCAAAAAGCATCTGGGCGAAATCGTCCGCTTTGCTGTGGATGCGTTCGATTCAAATTACGATGGCGAGTTGACAATCAAGCTGCTGGGCGTTGCTCCCCCGGAAACGGACAGCGTTGACCTGCTCGATTATCTGGAAAGTACTTCGGTGTTCAGCGACCAGCCGGAAAAGGCACTGCTCTCCTTGGCCTATTCGGCTGCTGACGATGGCAGCAACGGATACTGGGGCTGGGTCTGGAAACCCGACTACCAGAGCGGCGGGTACGGCTGGGAGGAAAACGGCAGTCTCGACGCTATTTACACTCTGCTGGTAGCCTTGGGTTATGAAATGTCTGACGAAGAAAAGGCATTGCAGAACGGAACCCATGCCATCTTTTCCGCCAATGCCCCTAAAAAGGCAGATGCGCCCTGCGAAGGTTGCAAGGCGGCGCATCCAGGATGCGACAAGTGCTGCAAGACCTGTGATGACCACTGCAATGCGTTCCAGCTGTGCAGAAAGGAGTATGGCGAATGACCGACCTTGTAAAGTGTGACCGCTGCGGCACACCGTTCAGCATCCAGACAGCCGGCATCCGCAGTACATGGAGCGGCGATTACATGGTGCAGTATTTCACCTGCCCCGGCTGCCACCATCGCTACCAGATTCTGACCACGGACACCGAACTGCGCCAGACCGTTCAGCAGCACAAGAAAATTGCCGCAAAAATCCGCATGGGCCAGAGCAAGAATTTCCGGCCGGGAACTCTGAAAAAGTATCAGGCGGAAATGAAAAAGCTGGAGGCTGAGCAGAAAAAACGGCGGGATGAACTGATGGACAAGGGCAACGAGATCCTTGCCCATCTGGGAGAGGAGTAAACCATGGGCGATTTGAAAGAATACGCTGACCGCCTCAAGTTTGAAATCATGGCGGCTGACTTCCTGACCACCGAAGACCGGGAAATGGTCTTTGACCTCATCGAGAAAGTGCTGGGTGATGACAATGCCTGATCAGATCTTCATCAACATTGCGGTGCTGGCCGTGGGCGTGGCTATCGGTGCCCTGCTGGGCGAAACCAGCCGGCAGCAGCATGACCGCCAGTTGTTCCGGGAGTACATCAACTTTATGACTGAATCGGAGCACAACAATGAGCTGCTGTTCCGGGAAGTGATTCGGTTTCAGACCGAGAAAGGAGCCGACCATGAGAAAGAGTAATCGCCCGCCGGAGCCCGGCGCACGTGGGCTTCTGCGCCTGACCTGCCCCTGCTGCGGCAAGGAGTTCGGTACATATCTCCACATTCCACAGATGTCCATAGGCTGCCGCTGCGGGGCTACGATCTCGCTTGAGAGGGGGCTTGCCCCCTATGAGTTCGCCTGCGGCTGCTGCGGGCTGGTGGCCAAAGGCAAGACCAACACCATGGAGCCGGAGATTACCATTCCCTGCAAATGCGGCAATCCTATCACGCTGCACTGGGACAAGGACAAGCGGAGGTACATCGAATGACCCTAGAAGAAGCCTGCCGACTCATTGACCCGGCAACGGATTTGGACGCGCTGGCCGAGGTTGAGTATTACAATGGCTTCAAGGGTAAGGAAGCCGCTGCGAAGACCCTCCGGGAAGCGAGCCAGATGGTCGTTGATTTTATCCGTCGTGTATCGTGGCACGATGCCAAAACCCCGCCGCCTGTCCACGATGAAAGCTGGGAGACCGCGGGAGAAAAGCACTGCTGCATCATGAGCGAACTTGTATGGGTCTGCTGCGAGAGCCGGAACACCATGAAGGGCTGGATTGAAAACGGCAAGTGGTACATCGAGGATGGCCGCCCAGCGGCAGATACGCCCTATGGTGCTGTGAAGTTCTGGGCTCCGCTGCTGGAGCCGCCGGAGGTAAAAAATGAAAACCATCACAGTTAAGCATGAGGTTTCGCCGGGTCGTGAAAGTTGCGAATTCGGCGGAGATTTTTGGGGCAAAGAGGTGTGCAAGTACCATACGTTTCGTACTCAAACCCACGGACGCAAGGCTCCACCGGAGTACAGAAAACCGAAGTGTTTACTGTTCGACTGCTGGCTTGAACAGCCGTACAAAAAGTGTGAGGCTTGCAAGAAAGCGTGTATGGAGGCTGAACATGACAACGGAACGACTGCATTTCATGGTTGAATCTCCGGCCAACTTTGTCAGACTGGCCTGCACAATTCTTTTTGAAAAAAAAGAAGCAATGGCCGAATGGGCTGCCACATGGCATGACGTGTTCGATTGTGCCAATGGCGAACAGCTTTTTCTTCAATTCATGGAAGAACTTTTCCCGGACGGCTGCACCATTGGAGAAAAGGAGCTTAAACAGATAACGGATAGAGCAGTCCGCTACTTGCAAACCGAAACCCACTGCCTTGACCTGAAAGCCGGTCACGATAAGTCTCGGTTTACCTACTGGGTGTCCTTTACTCCTGAACACAAAGTCTATGAATGCGAGTTCGCTCGGCATGAGGAAACCATTATTGAAATCCTTACCGCATTCTTCGGGAAGTCGATCGCAGGTTACAGTCTGGACGCTTTGAAGCGCTTCATTCTCCGTTCCTTTGAGATCCGCTCTGATAATTCATCGGTACGGTCTATTGCAGAGGATGTAGACTTTATCCAACGGGCGGTATTTGCCCGGAGTTTTGGCAACGGCAGACAGGAGGTGCCGAAATGAAATGGGTTGCACTTATCTATGCAGCGGAGTGGATTTCAGTGGGGTTGGCGGTGTCAACCGCAATCAACGCCACCGGAAATCTGAGAGCGCTTTGGTTCTTTTTGATTCCGGCATTATTCGGCGTTAGCTATCATGATGGCGATGAGGGCGGGAAGAAATGAGTTGCTTATCCTGTGAGAACTACATACCCCTTCACCCGCCCATCCAGCGCACTGATGCCAAAGGCCAGACCTATACAGTTCCGGGCCTGTGCAAAATTGGTGCAGACCACATAATTTGTGGACTTCCGGTCTACCTTCCGACAGCGAAATGTGATAAAATAATAGAGGCGCCGCCGAAAGACGGTAGCTGAATTATGACGGAGGTAGGTTGTGACATTACAGGAATTGTCCAAGTATTATGACATTCAGATGACCCTCGAAAAAGACCGTGAAGCCTTGGAGAATCTTCGGCAGAAAATCAATCCTGCCTCCCCACAGCTGACGGGTATGCCACATACGCCCGGTGTTCGGGACAAGGTGGCGGATCTGGCTGTGGAACTGGCTGACATGGATGAACGTGTCCGCTGGTTGGAGGAACAGGCAGCGGAAGAAAAGCCCAAGGTCGAGGCGTACTGCAAGAGCATCATGGATGCCCGGCTTTATCTGATCTTCCGGCTGCGGTTTGTCCGCTGCTACTCGTGGGCAGAAGTTGCCGGAGCACTCGGAAAGTGCTACACGGAAGCCGGGGTCAGCCGGATGGCCTACAACTACCTCGAATCACATTGACCGATAAGCCCTGCATTTGCGGGGCTTTTTATTTTTGCCCGAAAACTCAAATTCAACCTCAAATTTTCATAAAATACGGCCAAATATAGAAATAAGTTTTACATTTTGGCTGCCAAAAGTTAAATTCAAACTGAAAATATCAAAAATCAATGCAGATTGTTTCACACGGTGGTGGACGGTGTAGGACGGTTTCACACGGCGTGTAATGCTGTGCAATAAACAAGAACGACCAGCAACGAAGAAGAACGAAAGTCAACGACCAGCAACGCTTTGATATGGATTCAGATGACAACGGATGCTCCCGGTGATATGATTAGGATGCAAAATTCAAATCAAGCCAAGCGGTGCTCACCATTCCCGGTGGGTGCCGCTATTTTATTGCCTGAAAGGAGGATTCCGGGCCGCACGTTGCTCCTTTGCGTGTGGCATCACCGCAGCACCCCGAAAAGCCGAGGTGCTGCAAGCTGGACATTTCGCCGTGCCCAGCCGCAAAGAAGGAGATTTTTCTATGTATCAGAAAATCAAGGCAAAATTCAAGGCAAACCCCACTATTTTCTACGCCTGCTCCATTGTCGCATCGTGGGCGGGAGTGGGCAGTCTGATGAACTTCCGTACCATTGCATTGCGATACGGCGCAGTTCCGGCAATCATCTGGGCGGTGTTCAATTCTCTGGCGTGTATCACATTCGGCCTGTTCGCTGACCGTGTTCCGTCCATCCGGCGCATCATGCAGAGCAAGGTGATGTTCTATTTCATCGGCCTGCTGACGCTGTTTCAGACGTGGACGCAGATGAGCGGCATCTACGAGATCTTCGGCGATACACCCATTGGAACCAAGGGCGGCATGATTATCGTGTACGTCACCTGCGTGGCGTTCCTGATTATGTTGCTCAAAGATGGCATGATTCGCAACGTGCTGTCCGATGGCTTTTCATGGGTGGTCGTTTATGGCCTGTTGGCCGTAGTAGTGGCTGCTGCTCTGGTGTACACTGGCGGCACATTCGCCGTCATCGACCCCGGTGTAAACGCCGCTGGTATTAAGGCTGGCGTGTACAACGGCTTACTTCTGCTGCCTGGCCCATTTGCTTGTCCGTATTACTATTCGCTGTTTGAGTACAACGATGAAAATACGGACGGCACCAAGCGCGGCAACATGAAAAAGGCCTTCGTGCTGGCGGGCGTGATGTTTGGCATCTACATGGTGCTGGCTGCGCTGCTCACGTGGGTGCGCTTCAGCCCGGTGCTGAACGTAATGAAAGCTATCTTGATTACGGTCATCGCCATTTCCTCGCTGTCTACCTATCTCTACTGCGAATATCTGGTTTTCGGCAAGAAGTTTGGCTTCGCACTGGACGTTCTCACCGTGGCCTCGTGGCAGATCCTGATTCCGCTTGGCGTTATGGGCATCTGGCAGCTGATGAGCACGATCCGCATCTACGTTGTCGTAGCCGCCGTCCTGTTCTCCATCGTTCTGGACCTCGTTTCTGACAGGAAGGAGGCCGCACGATGAACATCACGGTGAAGAAGCTGGCAGAGCTGCATAAGCCTACCCACAACATCCGCCGGCACTCCGACAAGCAAATCACCGAGTACATCCGCAGCATTGAGATGTTCGGTCAGGTGAAGCCGCTGGTCGTTGCCGAGGATGGCGAAATCATTGCCGGCAACGGTCTGTACGAAGCCTTGCTCCGCATGGGTCGGGAAACCTGCGACTGTTATGTGATGGTCGGGCTGACCGATGTGCAGAAGAAAAAGCTGATGATGGCCGACAACAAGGTCTATGAACTCGGCTTTACCGATGTGGATGCCATCGAAGAACTGGTCAAGGAACTGGACGGCGATGTGGACGTTCCGGGCTGGGATGCTGACCTGCTGGAAATGCTGAACAGCACCACGGATGAAGCTGATGAAGTAATCGGCTCCTATGGCGATTTCCCGGAAAACGAGATCGCACCCATCAACCGCCATCAGGCAGAGGAACACGTTCCGTATGCCGAAACACCGACCTACTCGGTGGCTCCCGCCCCACAGCCTGCTCCTACCGTCTCCGCTGCCCCGCAGCAGCCTTCCCCAGTGCTGGAGATGTCTACACCTTCCGAACCGCAAACCGCTGCTCCAGAGGCGGACAGTGGCGCGGAGCAGCACAGGTGCATCCGTTGCCCGAAGTGTGGTGAACTGATATGCCTGTGAAAGTAGTGGAAAGCAGCATGAACGTGCTGCAGGCGGCGAAAATCCGTATCCGCAACGTGTTCGCCAACGGCTGCAAAATCTATCTGTCGTTTTCCTCTGGCAAGGACAGCCTGTGCATGGCCAATCTCGTGTATGAGATGATTCTCTCCGGCGAGCTCGACCCCAAGCAGCTGACGGTGACGTTCATTGACGAGGAAGGACTTTACCCCTCCATGGTCGATGCAGCACATCGCTGGCGGCGTAACTTCCTGTCGGTCGGCGCAAAATTCTTATGGTTTTGCTTGCCGTTCAAGCAGGTATGCGTGATAGACCACCTTTCTGCGTCGGAATCGTGGATAACATGGGAGCCAGGCAAAGAAGATGTGTGGATGCGCACCCCGCCTGATTTTGCCATCAGGTACAGCCCATACCTGCACCACCCCGGAGAGATGAACTACCAGACGTTCTGCGAAAAGGCGTTCCGCGACGGCATTCAGCTGGTCGGCCTGCGCACGGCAGAAAGTCTGACCCGCTTTAAGTGCATCGCCAACACCAAGATGGAGCGTATCACAAAAGGCGGCAAGTTCTATCCCATCTACGATTGGGCTGATTCCGATGTTTGGCTGTACATCAAAGAGCGAAACCTTGAATTCCCTGAAATCTATATGCGTTTGTACGAAGCTGGTGTGCATAAAAATGCACTCCGGCTTTGCGCTTTCTTTGGAGATACCAGCACACAAGGCCTACGGTGGGTTGCAGAAACCGACAACGACCTGTGGGAGCGTATCCAGCGGCGAGAGCCAAACGCCTACCTCGTTCTGCTTTATTGGGATTCCGAGATGTTCCGGCGCAGCACCCGCAAGCGGCGTGAGCTGGAAGCAGACACCGAACAGAAGGATTATAAAGCCCTCTGCAAAGACCTGCTGTTCCTCCACCCGGAGCGGTACACCATCGCCAAGGACACCTTATCCCACATCGACCACTGGCGAGGCCTGTTCATAAAAACCTACGGAATCGCTGAACAGAAACACTACAAAACCATGTATGAGGGGCTGCTGTACGGAGATCCCAAGATGCGTATCCTGCGCATTCTCTGGACCACCATCTACAACGACCACAACGCCCGCATCAAGGAGGAGCAGAACCATGGAAAGCATTGACGTATTCGCACCGCTGGCATCCCTCCAGTGGGTAGACCGCAACACCATCCACGCCAACGACTACAACCCCAACAAGGTCAGTGAGGAGAACCTGAAGCTGCTGGTGCAGTCCATCCTGACCAACGGCTGGACGCTGCCCATCGTGGTACGCCCGGACGGAACCATCATTGACGGCTTCCACCGCTGGACAGTATCAGGCCGTGAACCGCTGCTGTCCCTGCTGGGCGGCAAGGTGCCTGTCGTAGTCGTAGACCATCACGGTGACGAGAGTGCCGATGTATACGGCACCATCACACACAACCGAGCCCGCGGCACACACCTGCTCGACCCTATGAAAGCCATCGTGAAGAAGCTCATGGACGAGGGCAAGACCGTGGACGAGATCGGCAAGCAGCTGGGCATGAAGCCTGAAGAAATCTTCCGTCTATCCGGCTTCACCAAAGACGAGTTCCTGAACATGATGACCAAAGACCATCCGACATACTCCAAGGCCAAGGTCATCCGCAGCATCTGAGAGAGGAGCGTATCACAATGCCTGTCGTAGACATCTACGTTGATAAGCCTGTACCTGTGCAGGACATGAAGTTCACCTTCGTGTATGACCCTGCAATGGTTGACGCTGCGTTCCACCCGCCCGACAGCGGGCAGGAGCAGCCGTTCGGTGCTGAAAAGGTACTGTGACGGGGGTACCCTACCATGAGCGGGCTCGACGACCCCGAAACCACGCTAGTTAGTGATGGGAAAATTGGTCATTTCGTTACGCTTTGTATAATGACTTCACCGAGATTTTCCAAAGAGTTTTACCCAAAAGGAGGTGGTTTCTGAATGCCGACAAAAGAAAGAGTTGCTGACATGACCGTAACCACCACCCAACTGGCCGCTGTGCTGGGTATCACGGGCCGCAGGGTGCAGCAGCTCACACAGGATGGGGTGCTCACCACCGTCAGCCGGGGCAAATTTGTCCTTGGTGACGCTGTGCAGGCCTACAATGGCAGCATCTCCCGTGGCGGGCTGACCAAGGAAGAAGCGGAGGAGGCCAAGAAGATTGAGCGGGTCAAGGCCAAGGCGGAGGCAACGCTCAAGACCAGCAAGGCCAAAATCGCACAGGCAGAAGCCAAGGAATTGTCCGGGCAGATGCACCGCAGCGAGGATGTGGCAGCCATGACCGCCGAACTTATCTACACCATCCGGGGTGCGCTGATGGCGTTACCCAGCCGGGTGGCCATCAATGCCGCTGCTCTGTCTGACCCTGCTGAGGTCGCAGAGTATATGCGCGGCGAGGTCAATCAGATTGCGGAGGAAATCGCTCTGTTCCGCTATGACCCGGCCAAGTATGAGGCTCGCGTCCGGGAACGCCGGTCGTGGACTGATAAACTGGGCGGTGACGAGGATGAGTGACAACGCCGCAGTAGACCGCCTGAATGCTCTGGTGTCGAAGCTGGTAGCAGCTATTCGCCCGCCGCCCAACGTGACGGTCAGCGAGTGGGCAGCACAAAACCGCGTCCTGTCCCCGGAAGCATCTGCTGAACAAGGCCGCTGGCGTAACAGCAGAACGCCCTATCTGGTGGAAATCATGGACGCATACTCTGACCCTCGCGTCCATCACATTGTTGTCGTAGCGTCCTCGCAGGTCGGCAAGAGCGAATTTGAAAACAATGTCATCGGCAGAACGATTGACGTTGACCCCGGATCTATCCTTTTTATCCACCCGGTTCAGACTGATGCCAAGGAGTACAGCAAGCTGCGTATCGCTCCCATGATACGAGACTGTCCTACCCTGCGGGCAAAGGTGGCAGAGAGCAAGAGCCGAGACAGCGGCAACACCATTCTGCAGAAGTCTTACCCCGGCGGCATCCTGACCATGTGCGGCTCCACCGAGGCGCACGCTCTGGCATCGAAACCCATCCGCTATGTGCTGGGGGATGAACGTGACCGCTGGGCTGCGAGCGCCGGCACTGAGGGCGACCCTTGGGAACTGGCAATGGCCAGACAGACCACGTTTTATAATGCAAAGGCTGTGGAGGTCAGTACCCCCACCATCAAGGGACACAGTGCCATTGCCAAGTCCTACGTCAAGGGTACAATGGAACGCTGGGTATCCCAGTGCCCGCACTGCAAGGGCTTCCACGAACTGCGCTGGGAAGATATTCGGTACGATTACGACACCATCGAGACCCACGGCGAGAAAACCTACAAGGTCAAGGATGTGTGGTATCTCTGCCCGGAGTGCGGCTGCATTTCGGACGAAGTGACCATGAAACGTGCGCCTGCGCACTGGCAAGCAGAGAATCCGGCAGCCTACGAGAACGGCATCCGTTCTTTCTGGCTGAACAGCTTTGTTTCCCAGTGGGCTGCATGGAAAGAAACCGTGCTGAAATACCTGAACGCACTGGGCGATACGAAGAAGATGCAGGTCGTGTACAACACCCGGCTGGGCCTGTTGTGGGAAGACCGCGGCGATGTGCAGGACGAGGACACCATGCTGGGCCGCAGGGAGGAATACCCTGCGGAACTGCCGGACGGCGTGCTGGTTCTGACTGCTGGCGTTGACACACAGGATGACCGCATGGAGTACGAAATCGTGGGCTTCGGCCACTTCGGTGAAACATGGGGCATCGAAAAAGGCATCATCATGGGCCGCCCGGACAGTGACGAGGTCTGGCAGCAGCTTGATGAACTGGTATTCGACCGTCGCCTGAAATTCGCCGATGGCGTGGAACTGCCCGTGTCCATAAAGTTCGTGGACGAGGGCGGCCACTTCACGCAGGATGTTCGCCTCCGCTGCCATGAGCGCATCGGCAAAAAGGTGTTCTGCATCAAAGGCTTTCCCGGCTCGGACAGGCCGTTCACGGCTCCGCCCAAGCAGCAGAAAATCACGATACAGAACCGCTACGTCGGTATGTGCTGGCAATACCAGCTGGGCGTTGATTCCGGCAAGCAAATCATCATGGATGATTTGAAAGTGCAGGAGCCGGGCGCCCGGTATTGCCATTTCCCACGCCGGGATGACTACGGGCTGGGCTATTTCAACGGCCTGTTGTCCGAACATCTGGTGTACAAAGAGAACCACCGCAATCCGTGGCAATGGGAGAAAATCTCCGGCCACGAGCGAAACGAGGCACTTGACTGCCGGAACTACGCTTTGGCAGCCTACAAGGTGCTGCCGAAAGACCTCGATGCCATCGACCGTGCCCTGAAAAGGCTGCGTGGAAAGGCGGTCGATGCCCCGGCAGCAGTAAACATTCAACAACCACAGCCCTCCCACAGAAAAAAGAGGGAGAGCCTATTGGACGACTGGTGAGGTGTGAGATATGAATACCACGACCATCAAAAAGCGGCTGGAGTTCCACACGCAGCGGCTTGACAACCTGTATGCAGCCTACAATAAGCTGCTGTCCGGCGGCGTGAAAAGCTACAAGCTTGATGACCGTGAGCTCACACGGCTCGACCTCGGCAAACTCAGCGAGGAAATCAAAGAGGCCGAGCAGAAAGTCGATGAACTGGAAGCGCTGCTGAATGGCCAGAGTGCCCGGAAGGCATTCGGTGTCATTCCGCGCGACTGGTGATCCTTATGGGTGACAGCCCGAAAGGGCTTTTGCCGCGGGCCGACCGCTTTTTTACTCCTTTCCCCGGTCGGCTCGCTTATTTTGAATGCTATGGAGGCGATTACTTTTGAGATACCGTGGTACGGCTGCGCCGCAGGCCAGCGGATATAGCGAGGCTGGTGCAAGCTACAAGCGGCGGGCGCTGCGGGCGTTCTTCCCGAACAGCAACTCGCCATCCAGTGATATACATGACAACGCCGACACCCTGCGGCAGCGCAGCCGAATGCTCTACATGAGCGCTCCGGTTGCCACCTCTGCCATCAACACGAACCGCACCAAGGTTGTCGGCACCGGTCTGACACTGAAATCCACCATTGACCGTGACGTGTTGGGGCTGGCCCCGGAAGCAGCCAAAGAGTGGCAGACCAAGACCGAGGCAGAGTTCCGGCTCTGGGCAGAGAACCGCCGCAGCTGCGATGCCATGGGGCTGAACAACTTCTACGGCTTGCAGCAGTTGGCTCTGAAAAGCTGGCTTATGAGCGGTGACGTTTTCGCCGTGGTGAAAATCCATGACACGGACAAGCTGCATCCCTACGCCCTGCGGCTGCATCTGGTGGAGGCTGACCGTGTGTCCACTCCGAACCGATACGGCAGTGCAATAGATGTTATTGGGTACACCGTGGGCAAGAACCCCGACAACGGGAACCGGATTCTCGACGGCGTAGAGGTGGACAGCAGCGGTGCCGTGGTTGCATACCACATCCGAAACACCTATCCGCACGAGTGGCTCAACAGCGAGGAAACCGTGTGGCAGCGTGTTGAGGCAATCGGCAAAAAGACCGGTCTACCCCAAGTGCTGCACATCATGGAGTCAGAACGGCCGGACCAGTACCGCGGCGTGCCGCTTGTGGCTCCCATCATTGAGCCTCTGCTCCAGCTGCGCAGATACACTGAATCTGAACTGCTGTCGGCGCTGATTCAGTCATACTTCACGGCGTGGATTGTGTCGGAGGCTCCCAAGGATGCAATTCCGCTCAACGAAGTTGGAGGCGGAGATCTGGGCGGCGTTCCTGTCGAGAACCCAAAGACCGATAACGCCTCCCACAGCGAGAATGAGTACGAGATGGGTCCCGGTCAGGTGACACATCTGGCCGAGGGCGAAGACATCAAATTCGGAAACCCGAACGTCCCTACCGCTGGATTTGAGCAGTTCGTCAAAACGCTGTGCAAGCTGATGGGCGGGGCCATCGAGATGCCCTACGAGCTGTTACTCAAAGAGTTCAACGCCAGCTATTCCGCTTCTCGTGCTGCCCTGCTGGAAGCATGGGAGGGGTTCAAGATGCGGCGCACATGGCTGGTGGATAGCTTTTGCCAGCCGGCATACGAAATCTGGCTGTCCGAGGCCGTAGCCCGTGGGCGAGTAATTGCTCCGGGCTTTTTTGATGACCCGCTGGTTCGTGCCGCATGGTGCGGCGCCCGGTGGATCGGACCTGTGCAGGGCAGCCTTGACCCCAAGAAGGAGGTTGACGCTGCCATCCTCCAGACGCACCACGGTTTCCGAACCCACGAGCAGGTCACCCGTGAGATGGGCGGCGGCGACTGGGAAGAAAATGCGGAACAGCTGGCCCGTGAAAACGAAATGCTCAAAGCTGCTGGCAGCGAGGGAGTAATCGAAACCACTGCCAGCACCACCACACAGGGAGGTACCAACAATGCCGGTAACGAATAACGCACCACAGATCAACATCCAGCGGCCTTGCTACGCAATGGCCAGCACCGACGGCCAGAACGCCGACATCACCATGTACGGCCAAATCGTGGAAACACAGCCCATCGACTGGTGGACGGATGAACCGATTCCGGGCCAGTACATCATCGAGAGCGAGTTCCTCAACGACTTAGCGCAGATTGAGGGTTGTTCGCAGATCACCATCCGCATGGACAGTCTGGGCGGCGATGCTGGCGTATCCATCCTGATTCACAATCGGCTCCGGGAACTGGCCGCAAAAGGCAAGAATTTGGTCTGCATCGTGGACGGCGTAGCAATGAGCGGCGGCAGCCTCATCATGTGCGCTTGCGATACCGTCAAGGTGAATCCGTCCAGCCTCGTGATGATTCACAAGTGCTGGTCGCACGTTTGGGGCAACTACAACGCTGATGAACTGCGCAAGGCTGCCGATGCCAACGATGCGTGGGACAAGTCGCAGGTCAGCATCTACAAGCGCAAGACCGGGATGTCCGAAACCGTGCTGCTGCACATGATGGCCGATACCACCTACATGACGGGCAAAGAGGCCGTAGAAAAGGGCTTTGCCAATGAACTGCTGGATGATGCCGAGCCTGTGGCGATTTCCGCAAGCGCAGACCGCCACACTATTTTCGCAAAGGGCCACGCCCTGCGGTTGCCAGGCGTAAAGTTGCCCGACAATATCCCTCTGGCTAAAGCGACCGCTCCGGCCGCTGCTGCAAATACACCGGCGGCACCCGCCGCCCAGTCCAACGAAGGAGGACATACCACTATGGCAAATACCATCGATGAGCTCCGTAATGAGAACCCGGAGCTGTGCCGCCAGCTTGAACAGGCTGCATCCGAGCAGGCATCACAGAACGAGCGCCGCCGTCTGTCTGAGATTGACGAGGTCGCAAACCTGTTCGACTCGGCTCTGGTACAGGAGGCAAAGTACGGCGATACTGCCTGCGATGCACGTGAGCTGGCGTTCCGGGCAGCAAAGGCCGCCGCAGCGCAGGGTCGTGCGTTCCTGACCAACCTGCAGAGCGACAACGAAACGTCCGGCGCACAGGGCGTGGAGGCCGTACCGGGTGCATCTGCATCCGGTGACCCGGAATCCCTGCCCGATGCCAAGGGCAATGCACCCAAGACGCAGTCCGAGCGTATGGCTGCGGCCGAGGAAGCTGTCGCCGAAGTGCTCGGCGATGAGAAGAAGTAAGGAGGAACACTACAATGACCGAACTGAGCAAGAAGCTGGGTGACATGGAGCTGGACGGTCTCGTGGCCGACATCAACCCCAAACTGGTTGTCAGCGGCGGCACTATCCGCAAGCTGGCCGAAGCCGGCACTCTCAAGCGTGGCACCATTCTGGCAAAGTCCAGCGGCACCGCTGGCGATAACAAGCTGGTCGTGCTGGGCACCGCAGCCGCAAGCGATGAAGCCCTGACCGCAAACTGCATCCTGTGTGATGACATTGCGGTCGGCACTACTGATGATGTGAACGCTCCTGTCTACCTGATGGGCTGCTTCAACATCAACAAGTGCACCGTGGCCGACAGCTACGTCATCACCGAGGCCGATAAGGATGCCCTGCGTAACGGCGGTATTGTCTTCAAGGCCGCTGCACCTGCACTGTAAGAGGAGGAACTACAATGCCTGCTGAACTGAATTTCTTTGACACCTATACCCTGATGGCCGTGCAGAAGCGCATCGTGCCCAAGCAGACCTTTTTCCGTGACCGCTACTTTCCCACGGAGGAGGGCGACATCTTCAGCTCCAACAAGGTGCTGACCGAGTACATGGACGGCGACCGCAAGATGGCAGCCTTTGTGTCGCCTCGTGTCGGCGCAATCCCGATGGAGCGCATGGGCTACGAGGTCCAAGAGTTTGAGCCTTCGTCCATCGGTGTGAGCCGTCCTCTGACCTCTGATGACCTGACGAAGCGTGGCTTCGGCGAGGCCATCTATGCCAACAGCACCCCTGCCCAGCGTGCCGCAAAACTGGTCCAGAACGATCTGGCTGACATGGATGGCCGTATCACCCGCACCGAGGAGTGGATGTGCGCACAGACCATGCTGGACAACGGATGCGTCATGCAGGAGATGATCGACAACGTGACCAAGGGCGAGGCAAAGGTCGTGAATTTCTACAATCCCGGCCACGAGAACGACCACATCTACACTGCCGCCCACAAGTGGAACGAGGAGGGTGGCAATTTCTTTGGCGATGTTCCTGCCATGTGCCGTCTGCTGTCCAAGCGCGGCCTGCGCGCTGCCGACCTGCTGCTGGGTGCTGATGTTTATGACGCAGTGATGGATCTCGAAAAGGTTCAGCGTCTGCTGGATAAGAATTCCGGCATCATCATCGGTCAGATTGAGCAGCAGCTGAGCGCATACGATGGCGTTACCTACGGCGGCACCCTCAACTTCCGCGGCTATAAGCTGAACCTCATCTCCGTGGATGAAACCTACGTCGACACCGCCAACGCAGAGCAGCGTTACTTCCCGAAGACCGATGCGCTGATTACGGCTCCGGCCTGCGGTCACCTGATGTATGGTGCTATCACTCAGATCAACTACGGCGACACCATCCAGTCCACTATCTCCGGCCGCCGCGTCCCCAAGTTCAGCATCGATCAGGAGAACGACGTCCGCAAGACGGCTCTGAAATCCCGTCCTCTGGCTGCACCCAAGAACTACATTCCTTGGATTCGCCTGAAGAACGCAGTCGGCTAATTACGGCCGGAAAGGAGTAAACGATGTTTGTTGAGATTCTTTGCGGCGGCTACGGCTGCTGTTCTGGAAAGTCCGTTCACACGGTCATGCGTGGTGAGCAGTGCGAGGTCAGCGAGGCCGAGGGTGCTCGCCTTATCGGTCTGGGCATGGCGAAAGCCGTTCCTGTCGCCGCAAATGCCCCAGAAATCGTCCCTGTGGCGGCTCCGGGAGCTTCGGAAGGTAACGACACCCCCGGCTCCGAAACCTCGCAGGACAGCCCGGAGACGGCCTGTCTCGATTCCGAGCAGCTGCACAGCATGACCGTTGCCAACCTGAAAAAGCTGGCATCGGATATGGGCATCGACACGAAGCAGCTCAAAACCAAAGATGCGCTCATCGAGGCTATCTGTGCCGAGGAAGTCGTTCCCGGCGATGAGTGCGCCGATGGACCGGAGCTGTCTGCTGCGATGCCCACGGCATGAGCGGCTTCAAGGACGCTGTGCAGGAAGACCTGGGCAGCGTTTTCCTGAATCTGGACGAGTTTGCCGAACAGCGCACGGTCTACTATGATGGCGAGGTGTACCCGGATGTTCCGCTGGTTCTGACCGGGCTGAGCGAAAAAGAACGAGTGCGCCAGACTGTCAGCGACCATGCGCAGGGTCTGTATCAGGTCAGCCGGGTGCTGCACTGCGATATTGCATCACTCGGCGGAAATCAGCCTGAGCAGGGGTGCAAGCTCAAAATTGAGGATGGTAGCGGCTTTGTTCGCACCTACTATGTGGCATCCTCCGTCTGTGAGATGGGAATGCTGCGTGTAGAGTTGGAGGCGATTGACGAATGAGTGATGTTACAACCGACACCATGATGCACAGCGTAAATGCTGGCATTGCCGTTGACATCGCCGAGGAAGGTTTCGACCGTGTTTCTGCACTCCTTGCCGGGATTCCCGGCGGCGCAAACCGTGCTGTCGGCTCGGCGCTTGCTCGTGCGGCAGCCGCCGGAAAGACGGTGGCGAAACGAGCTGTGACGCAGGAGTATGCCATCAGTAGCAGCGAATTCCTCAACCGAACGAAGAACATCAATAACATCCAGAGGGCCAGCAGCGGCGAAGTGTCCATAAATTTTGGATACCGAGGCAGTGTGATTCCGCTGAGGGTTTTCGACACCAAGGTGGACCGAAACGGCCTTGTCGTTACCCGTGTGAAAAAGTCCAGTTCAAAGCAGGCTCTGAACCATGCTTTTGAAGCAAAGATGGGCTCCCACTACGGCATCTACGAACGGCAGGGCGAAAAGCGGTTTCCGGTCAAGGAACTATATGGCCCGGCCACGCCGCAGATGATGTACTCCAATGAGGCTGTCATGGATTCCATTGAGGATAAGATGGCATCTACATACGAGGAACGCATCGAGCATGAGATCTCACGAATTCTGAACGGATGGGGTGTTTGATATGACCTGTGTTGTTCTGCTAGAGCAGCTCAAAGCGTTCACCGAGGACGTCATGAAAGACCTGCTTCTCCCGGTGGCTATGCAGAAGGGCGATACCGAACAGGAGGGACGGCCTCCTGCGGTCTACCTGATGCGGCTTCCTGATAGCAAATCTGCCCAGAAAAAGGCTCCCTACATCATCCACCGCATCATTCCACTGGCTACTGAACAGCAGCCCGGCAAAGAGGAGCGCACGGTCGTTTCTGTGCGCTCTATTTTCTGCTGCTATAACCCGGATGAACAGGAGGGAGAACTCGCCCTCCTGAACATGATGGAGCGGTTCCGGGTGGAACTGCTTAAAAAGCGCAAAATTGGCGGCATTGGTTCTGATGGAAAGATGCGGTACCAGTTCGCCCTTGACCTTTCTCCCGGCCACAATCTGGAAAGCCTGCCCTATGACGAGTGGTCTGGACAGTATTACGCCGGAGAGATGATTACTTATTGGAAGCTGCCGACCGTGCAGCAGACGGAGGACATCGCTTTATGGCGGTAAAGAAAGAAACCGTGGACGCCGAGCCTGCGCAGAGCAAGCCCGGCGTTTCCATTTACATCGGCCCGACCATTTTGGGCTGCATCCAGAAGAACACCATTTACCCCTGCTCGGCTGCAGATGCACTGAGCCGTGACGATGTGAAGCTGGCCACCGAGAAATATCCCGGTGTGGCCGATTTCATCATCGACATGACTGACCTGCACACCACGCCCGAACAGAAAAAGGCTCGTGGCGAAGCAATCCTTGCATTCGCACGGAAGCTCGTCAAATCCAAGTAAGGAGGATAACATACTATGGCAGATCATGGTATTAACGTCACCCGTGCCGATACCGCGGTGGCTACCCCGAATACCGCAACCAGCGGCATCCCGTTCGTCATCGGCACTGCACCGCTGTCCAAGGCAACTGGCACCGCTGCGACCGCCGGAATCCCTGTCCTTTGCACCAGCTATTCCGAAGCTGTGGAGCAGCTGGGCTATGACGATGACTGGAAGAAGTACACCCTCTGTGAGGTGATGTACTATCACTTCAAGCTGTGCCAGTGCCAGCCCGTCATCTTCCTGCCTGTCGGCGAAACCGCTGAGGCTGCCGAGGTGGCCGCTGCCATTGAACAGATCGAACTGTGCCTGACCATGTTCGGGATCGTGCCTGACCTGATTATGGCACCCGGCTTCTCCGATGATGCTACCGTGGCCGCCGGCATGGCCGCAAAGGCCGGTGCCATTAACGGGATGTTCTACGGCAAGGCGCTGGTGGACATTTCCGCAAAGACCTATACCGCAGCCGTTCAGGCAAAGAACGCTGGCACCTATGACGAGAAGACCATCGTTTGCTGGCCCAATGGCACCCTTGGCAATCTGAAATTCCACGGCTCTACCATTACTGCTGGCATTCTGGCAGAAACGGACACCGGCAACGAAGGTATTCCCTATGAGAGTCCCTCCAACAAAACCATCCATGTGGATGGCCTGTGTGATGATGATGGCGCTGTGATCAACCTGACCTACAATCAGGCAAACGTCCTGAATGCAAACGGTATCTGCACGTTCCTGAACTTCATGGGAGGCTGGACCGGCTGGGGCAACTACACCGCAGCATATCCGAAATCCACTGATGTGAAGGACTACTTTATCCCCATCAGCCGGATGTTCGACTATGTTTCCAACACCCTCATCAAGACGTTCTGGTCCAAGCTGGACAAGCCGATGAACCGCCGCCTGATCGACACCATCCTCGACAGCGCAAACATCTGGCTGAACGGTCTGGTGGGCGCAGGCTATCTGCTGGGTGCCCGTGTCGAAATGCTGGAAAGCGAGAACCCGCTGACCAGCCTGATGGCGGGCAAAATCAAGCTGCACGTCTACATGACCCCGCCCTCTCCGGCGCAGGAGATTGATTTTGTGCTGGAATATGACGCTGACTATGTGACCAGCGCACTCCAGTCCTAAAAAGGAGGCACTACAATGGCAATCGATCAGAGCGTTATCAACTTCGCGGTCTATGAGGACAGCGTGGAGTATCTGGGTATGTCGAAAGTTACCCTGCCGGACGTTACCTTTCTGACGCAGAGCATTTCGGGCGCTGGTGTCGGTGGTAAAGTCGAAGCGGTCATTCTGGGCCATTTGGAGGCTATGACCCTTGGTCTGGAATTCCGCACCACCACGCCGCAGTCCGTCCAGTTGTCGGAGCTGCGCCGTCACAGCATTGACCTGCGTGTGGCAAACCAGTATGAGGATCCTGTTGCGGGCACGGTCGAGGCACGGAAGGAAAAGCATATTTTCGTGGTCGTGCCCAAATCGACCAAGAGTGGCACCATTGCCCCCGCAACGCCCACCTCTGGCTCCGGTGAATACGCTGTCCGCTACTGGGCAACGTACATCAACGGTAAGAAGGTTCGTGAACTGGACCCCCTCAACTTCATCTGCTACATCAACGGTGTGGATTATCTGGCCGGTGTCCGTGCGGCCCTGGGCAAGTAATCCGCATATAGCGTTTCGCCGGAGCTGCATTTTGCAGTCCCGGCCTATTTTTTGAGCGTGAAAGGAGCTATCCAGCATGAACGCCGTCATTGACCCGAAAGAATTTGATGCAGCTCAGGCCGCCGCTGCAAAGGCTGCTGCCGCTGCTGACCCGTATACCTACACCCACAAGCTCCAGAAGCCCCTTGACTATGAGGGCAAGCACTACGATTCCCTCACGTTCGACTGGGGCAAGCTGACCGGCAATGACTCCCTCGCCATCGAGGCCGAGCTTACGGCTCTGAATCAGCCGGTTATCATCCCCTCGATGAGTGCGGGCTACCTTATCCGCATGGCCTGCCGGGCGTGTACCGAGCCTATCGGTGTTGATGTCATTGGTGCTATGAGCATCCGGGACTACAACACCATCCGCACCAAAGCGAGAAATTTTTTGCTGAGGTCGGACTTGTAACCGGTGATGGCGGCGTGTGGCTGCGGCGACAGGTGCTTGCAATGGCACAGGTCAACTGTACGCCTGCGCCCTACTGGCTGGAAATGCCCCTGTATCAGTTCCGGCAATGGATCCGCAGCAGCAATGATCTCATTGCCGAGCGCCAGAGAGCGAGAAAGGACGGTAAGTAGTGGCTCGTAAAGAGTGGGAGCTGCTGTTCAACCTGTCCGCCAAACAGAACAGCAGCTTTTCCAGTACATTCAAGGCTGCTCAGTCTGCCCTTGTGGAAACGCAGGGGAAGATTCAGCTGTTGAACAAAGTACAATCCGACATTTCGGCGTACCAGAAGCAGCAACAGGCCGTTGACGCAACCCGTCAGCGGCTTTCTGTTTTGCAGCAGCAGTACGACAACATCCAGAAAGAGATTCAGGAAACCGAGGGCTACTCCTCCGCGCTGGAAAACAAGCTGCTTTCCAAACAAGCGCAGATCGACAAGACCACGGCCTCCCTGAACACTTATGAGCAGCGTTTGGCTGCCACCGGGAATGCTCTGCACGAAGCTGGCGTGGATACCACGCAGCTGACGGCGGAAAGCGTCCGGCTGGAAACTGAGGTCGATAAGCTCAAGGATAAGCAGGTTGACCTCAAGAAAACGATGGACGAGGCCGGCGAGGGCGCAAAGGGATTCGGTGAAAAATCGGTCGAGGCGCTTGAGACGGTCGAAGCCACGCTGGCCGCGGTCGGTATTTCAAAGGCCCTTGGAGAAATCCGGGATGCCTACATGGACTGCATCAACACCGCAGGTGATTTTGAAGCATCCATGAGCAATGTCGAGGCACTCTCCGGCGCTACCGGCGAGGAATTGACGGCCCTGTCCGACAAGGCCAAGGAAATGGGCGCAACCACGAAATTCACCGCTGGTGAATCGGCTGATGCTCTGTCCTACATGGCTTTGGCAGGCTGGGACACCCAGTCTATGCTGGAGGGCATCAGCCCGGTGCTGAATCTGGCTGCTGCCGCCAACATGGATCTGGCGCAGGCATCCGATATTGTTACCGACTATCTGACTGCCTTTGGTCTGAAAGCCTCTGACACCACGCACTTTGTCGATGTGATGGCCTACGCCATGGCTCACTCCAACACGGACGTGATCCAGCTGGGCGAGGCATACAAGGCGTGCGCATCCACCGCCACCTCCCTCGGCTACTCGGCCGAGGAAACCACCGCTGTGCTGGCTACCATGGCCAACGCCGGTGTCAAGGGCGGCGAGGCTGGCACGGCCCTGAACGCCATCTTCACCCGCCTTGCAACCAACACGAAAGAGTGCGGGGACACCCTTGCAGAATACGGTGTGCAGATTTATGATGCGCACGGCAATATGCAGAGCCTGTCCAGCATCCTCACAGGCATGGCCGGTATCTGGGACACCCTGACCGACCAAGAGCAAGCCAACCTTGCAAAGGTCATTGCCGGCACGAACCAGTATTCCAAACTGCAAACCATCATGGCCGGGTGCAGCGAGGCCGCAGCCGAGGGTGGGCAGTCTTTTGCGGACTACACCGCAGCTCTGAACGACTGCGCCGGATCTGCCGATAAAATGGCAGGCACCATGCTCGACAACATGAACGGCAGACTGACGCTGATGCAGTCCGCAGCAGACGGCCTGAAAATCGCCATCGGTGAGGATTTGACCCCGGTGATGTCGGATTTGTACGATGTCGGCGCGGAAGTCCTGGGCTGGATGCAGGGATTTGTAGAGGAAAATCCCGGTGTGGTCAAGGGAATTGCGGCAGGAACCGTCACGCTGGGCGGCCTGGTCGGCACGCTGACTGCGGTTTCAGCTGGCATAAAACTAGCTCATGCGGCGGCAACTCTGTTCACTGGCTCTCTGGCGGGACTTGCTGGCCCGCTGACGCTTGCATCTGTGGCGATTGCTGGAACGGTTACGCTCGTCACGGCACTGGCAACATCTGCCGATGCGACGGTGCCCTCTGTAAAGGAGCTGACCAGCGCCGCTCGTGACATGGGCGACAGCATGGAAGAAGCGAGCGCAAGCTACGATTCCACCCTGTCCAACATGGCAGCGACCGCCAGCGTTGCGGACCAGTACATCAGCAAGTTGGAGGCCATCGAGGCCGCCACAAATGGGAACACGGACGGAAATGCCGAATACCACGACACGCTGGCCCGGCTGTCTGTTCTGGTGCCCAGTCTTGCAGATGATATTGACCTTGAGACCAATTCCATCAAGGGCGGCACCGCAGCGCTGCGCCAGCACACGGATGCCTATGTGGCGGATGCCAAGGCACAGGCCCGGCAGGAATACCTGAACACCCTTTATGACCAGTACAACAATGTGCTGGTTGAGAGTGCTGAGAACGAAACCAAGCTGGCGACCGCGCAGGCAAAGGTGGAAAAATCCAATGCCGGCATGTCTGCTGCCTACGATAAGCTGCTGACCACCCTCGGCCTGACGGATGAGCAGTTCAAGCTCACCTACGGCACGGTGGAAGATCTGCCGTGGCGCACCATGAGCGAGGATGTGCAGCAACTGCGCACTGAGTATATGGGGTACTCGGATGACCTTGTCACTGCCCGGCGGGAGGTCGAGAACTACACCGCCGCCGTAGAACAGGATCAGGAGGCTATCAATGCCGCCGAGGCCGAGTATCAGGAGGCCAGCGCCGCAGTCGATGCCCTGAATGCTTCGCAGCAGTCCGCCGCCGACAGCGCAGACGATGTTGCAGCGCAGCAGCAGAATGTGGCGAATGCCATCTCTGATGCAGAGCTTCGGATTCAGGACATCATTGCAGCCTACAAGGATGCCTATGATGAAGCCTACGGCAGCATCAGCGGCCAGTATGCGTTGTGGGATTCTGCGGAAAAGGTCGTTTCGACCTCCGCTGCATCCATCAACAATGCACTGCAAAGCCAGATCACCTACTGGGATAACTACAACCAAAACCTCGAAAAGCTGAATGAACGGGCAGCCGACATCGATGGTCTGAGTGACGTTATCGCCAGTTTTGCGGATGGAAGCAAGGAATCCGTCAATGCGATTGCCGGCATGGCCTCGGCCTCGGATGCTGATCTCGCCAAAATGGTTGAGAACTATGCTGCGCTGAAAGAAGCGCAGGATACCACCAGCGAATCTATCGCCGACCTCAAGACCGGCATGAGCAATTCTATGGACGAAATCGCCAAGACCGTAGCCGATACCGTATCGGAAATGGACATGAGCGACGAGGCCACGAAAAGCGCCAAGGAGACGATTCAGGGCTTCATCGATGGCGCATCCAGCATGATGCCCCGTGTGCAGGAAGCCTATGCCAAAATCGCCTCGGCGGCCTCTACTGCGCTGGCAGGCTCCAACGAGCGCTACAATGTCAACCACGGAATCCCCGGATATGCTGTTGGTACGGAAGATGCGGCTCCCGGCTTTGCCCTCGTTGGTGAGCATGGCCCGGAGCTGGTCTACTTCAACGGCGGGGAATCTGTTCTGACGGCCTCGGAAACCAGACGGGAGATGGAGAGCGCAAGCGTTATCCCCATGAGCGCTGAGCTGCCAGAGAGCAGCGGCTCCTCCTCAGCACGCAGCACGGTTCCTATATCGCTCTCGCCGGTTTACCATATCTCAGGTATATCTGATACTGCCGAGCTGCAAAACGTCCTGAATGCCCAGAATGACAGCCTGAGAGAACTTGTCCTCGAAATCGTGAAAGATGCAGAGGACGATGATTTCAGAGGGAGGTATGCATGAGTAAAACCTATACGACTGTGCAAGGCGACCGCTGGGACAGTGTGGCCTATAAGCAGCTCGGCAGTTGCGCCTATGCTCCCAACCTGATGGCTGCTAATCCGCAGCACTTGGGCTATTTTGTGTTCCCGGCCGGAATCGTTCTGACGCTCCCGGATACCGAGACACAAACCAGCTCCACCTTGCCCCCGTGGAAGAAGGTGGTCACATGAGCGACGAAAATACCGCCCGCCATGCCGAGTGTACGGTGGAGTTTGACGGTGTGGACATCACCAGCAGCATCAAGCCCTACCTGCTGTCGCTGACATTTACCGATAATGAGGAAGATGCCAGTGACGACCTGCAGATCAAACTCCAAGACCGGGAGGGCGTTTGGATGACCGACTGGCTCCAGAAGATGCTGGACGGCGATGTGTCGGCCGCATCTTCTGATGGCTACAAGGTTGGTGACGTGGTGCAGTTTCTCGGTGGTCCGCACTACAAGGCATCTACCGACAAAAAGGCAAACGGAACACCAAAGGCTGGCCCGGCCAAGATCACCATCATCAAACAGGGTGCGCTGCACCCGTACCATGTTATTCACACGGACGGAACGTCCCGGGTCTATGGCTGGGTCGATGCCAGCGAGATCTCCGGTAAATCTGGCGGCAGTTCTTCCGGCAGCGGTGAAGGCGGCCTGAAAATCCGGGCTACCATCACGGCCTGTAACTGGCACTCTGACGGGAAGGATGAGGCGCTGGACTGCGGGGAGTTTGAGTTGGACAGCATAAACGCATCCGGCCCGCCCGACATCATCACCATAAAGGCCACGGGGCTGCCCTATACCAGCCAGATCCGGCAGACCAAGCAGAGCAAGGGTTGGGAAAAGTACAAGTTATCCGGCATCGCCAATGAAATGGCGAAGAAGAACGGTATGCAATCCCAGTTTCTTGCAAAGCAAGACCCGGAGTATAAGCGTGTGGAGCAGTACCGCTGCTCTGACATCGACTTCCTGTCGCAGCTGTGCCATGATGCCGGCCTGTCGCTGAAATGTACAGACGGCAAAATCGTCATCTTCGACCAGAAGGAATACGAGGGAAAAGATTCTGCATGGACTGTCACCAAGGACGACAAGAGCTATATCAAGTGGAGCCACACGCTCGGCCAGGCCGGAACGCAGTATGCGTCCTGCCGGGTGTCCTATGTTGGGCCGAACGGCAAGCCCCTTGAGGGTATCGCCTACGTCAAGGACTACGATGCCAAGAGCAAAACCAACCAGCAGCTGGAAGTTTATGCCCCGGTCACGAGCAAGGCCGAGGCCAAAGAACTGGCTGCCAAAAAGCTCCGACTGCACAACAAGTTTGAGCGTCAGGTGGGCTTTACCTATTCCGGTGATCCGGGCAAGGTGGCCGGTCTGACGTTTGAGGCTAAGGACTTTGGGCCGTGGGATGGGAAGTACATCGTGAAGCAGGCCAAACATACCGTGACTGGCTCTGGCGGGTACACCACGCAGGTTTCCGGCCGTCATGTTTTAGGAGGGTACTGATGAACACTGCTGTTGATGTTCGCCTCGGTAAAGTCACCGATGTGAACAAAGAAAAGCGCCTTGTCCGTTGTAAGTTTGAGGACACCGGCATCACGTCCGGCTGGCTCCCGGTGATGCAGCACTACAAAGCCATTGTCTATACGGAGTCAGCCGGTGAGCATAATCACCAGTATATCCACCCCAGCCCCTACAACCTTGAAATCAAAAAGACCATGGATGGCTCCCGCCAGATTTGGGATGAAGAGGAAAAGGTTATCGGAGCGGACAACTCCACCGACCATCAGCACAAGTCTCATGTGGTGTGGTGGTTGCCGGCCGTTGATGATACGGTGGTCTGCCTGTACCTCCCGTGCTTCAATGCTGATGGTTTTGTTCTGGGAGGGATTTATCCGTGATCGTTGGTTGCCTCGGAGACATCAGCTTTTCCGTGTTTGATAGTCATGTCGAGACCATCAAGAACATGGTGCAGAATGTGTCGGCCAGATACACGACCCACCAGCGCGCCAGAGGCCCGGCCCTGACCGAGTTGACAGGCACCGATGCTCAAACCATCACGTTTGACATTGAGTTGGCCGCATACCTCGGCGTAAATCCCACCAAGGAGCAGGAACGGCTGAAAGAATGTGTCCTCAACGGGACTACGCTGCCGTTCGTTCTCGGCAATGTGGTCTACGGCAGCTATCGGTGGGTTATCAAATCTGCAAAATTTAAGACCCTGCACACAAACGCTTTCGGTACGCCGACATGGATTACCGCAAGCGTTTCTTTGTTGGAATACCAGAGAGAATGAGGTGATTTTTGTGAGCAACTACTTGGTATCGGCAAACGACCTGACCACCATTTCCCTTGGAGAACAGGATACCGTGACCAGCGTTCTGCAGAACATCGCCGTCATCCTGTCCACACCGAAAGGCACGGTGCCTTGCTATCGGGAATTTGGCATTGATATTGCGAACATTCTCGACCGGCCGGAAAACGTGGCGCAGCCTATGCTCTGCGCTGCTATCAAGGAGGCCATCGAGCGATTTGAACCTCGTGCTACCTACATGGGGACTACCTTCAAGGAAGCCCCTGACACTCCCGGGCGGATGCTGCCCGTCGTGGAGGTGAGCATCAGTGCGTAAAACTTACGAGTTCGTGTCCACGGACATGGATGAGCTGGACAGGCTGCTTGTCACAGGGTATGAGCAGTTCTTTGGCAAAACTGTGATGCCCGGCAGCCCGGAACGGCTTTTCATTTCGTGGGTTGAGGATGCCATCATGTACGAGCGTGCCCAGAACAACTGGACAGGCAGCCAAAACTTACCCAGCAGCGCAGAGGGCGAGTATCTGGATGGCCTGGCCGAGCTGTTTTACTTGCAGGAGCGTCCCAAGCCTACGGCGGCGACCTGCACCATGCGCTTTTACATCAGCGAACCCCGCCAGACGGCGGTACTGATTCCGGCCGGCACCCGTGTCACGGACGACAATGCAGCCCTGTACTGGGAAACCTCCACAGACGAGTACGTTCCCATCGGCGCAACATACACGGATGTTCAGGTGACCTGCCAGACTGTGGGTACGGCTGGCAATGATTACGCTGTGGGTGACATCCACACCGCTGTTGACATCTACGACTACTATTCTGGCTGCTCCAATATCACGGTCAGCGCAAACGGTTCTGATGCCCCGGACGACGAGGAATTTTATGAGCTGATGCGTGACAGCCAGAGCGCATGGTCTGATGCTGGCCCAATCGGTGCTTACAAATACTTTGCAAAGAGGGTATCCACGGAAATCGCAGATGTCGTTGCCAATTCGCCCAGCCCCGGCACTGTTTGCCTGTACGCCGTCATGAATGACGGCAGCGTGGCTGGCGAGGAAACCAAGCGTGCCATGGTTGCAGCCTGCTCACCGGATGAAATCCGGCCGCTGACGGATTATGTGATCTCCGGAGACCCAGAAGAAGTGCCCTATGATATCGACCTGACCTATTACCTGACCCGGGACGGAAGCATTTCCGCAAGTGAAGCTCAGTCCGGCGTGAATGAGGCTGTGCAGCGGTACATCCGCTGGCAGTCCGGCAAGATGGGCAGGGACATCAACCCTGACAGGCTGCGGTATCTGCTTCTTTCGGCTGGCATCAAACGTGTAGACCTCAAACAGCCCGCCTTTACTCCGCTGGAAGACGGTGCGCCATCCCTTGACCGCAACGACAAGGTTCCGCAAGTGGCAAAGTTGGGCACGGTGACGATAAAGAGCGGAGGGTATGAGGATGAGTAACCACGGCCTGACTGCTGACAACATGATGCAGCAGTTTCCGATCGCGCTCCAAAAAGACCCTAAGACGGTGGCTCTGGGACAGGCCATAGCCAAGGTGATGGAATCCCGGCAGGATGAAATCGACTCCCTGCGGATTTATACCCGCATCGACGAACTGCCCGAATGGCTGCTTGACATTCTGGCTCGGGACTTCGCCGTGGACTGGTACGATAGATCCTACACCCTTGAGGAAAAAAGAAAAACAATCAAGGACAGCTTCTATGTTCACCGGCACCGTGGCACAAAAGCGGCTGTTGAAAGAGCCATTTCTGCGATTTATCCCAATCCCAAAGTTTTGGAGTGGTTTGAGTACGGCGGCGATCCGTACCACTTCAAACTCCGTATCACGGTTGATTTCGCTGCAATCAATGAGACCAAACATCAGCAGGTTTTGCAAAAAATCATCTGCTACAAAAATCTTCGGTCGCATTTGGACAGCGTCATTTACTACACGGAAACGGAGCCGAAAGCGTGCTATGTTGCAGCGATTCCCTGCGCCACAACGATGTCTCACACGGTTCTTATGCCGGGTGTTATCGAGCCGCGGGCAGTCAGCGCACACGCCTGCGCCGCTGGTGCGGTCAGCACAACTCGGATGAAAACGACCATTGCGCTGCCCGGAACTATCCACGCCAAGGCTGTGTCTGCACAGGCGCTTGCATCTGGCAGACCTGCGCAGACCTATGAAACCGTCACCATCAAGTTAGGAGGGAAATCGTTATGAGCTGGGAAAAATATGCATATACCAGCGCCGGTGCTGCGATGCTGTCCGAGTCCATTTCGGGCGGTGCGCTCACCATCACCCGTGCTGTAAGCGGCACGGGCACCATTGACACCGACTTGTCCGAGGAAACGGCAGTCAGCGGTGATACCTATGAGCTTAAACTGCTGGGCATCGACACCGTGGAATACAAGGGCGAAAAAGCCCGCAAAGTCAGCATTTGGACGGGCGGTGCAGATGAACCGTACTTCATGCACCAGATCGGCGTGTTTGGCCGCCTCAATGATGACCCGGAGGACACGTTGCTCTTTCTGATGCAGGATGATCGGGGTGTCGAGATCCCGGCCATCGGTACTGCTGACCATGAATTCCAAATTGCTGTGTTGCTGGCCGTTTCGACCAAAGCCAATATCTCGCTCACCGTTGACCCGCAGGTTGAAGCAATTATGCGGATGGTGCGGGAAATGGTGCTGAAGGAGATCTCACAGCACAACGATGCCCCGGATGCCCATGCCAAAATCATCACCGAAGCCACCAGTAAGGCTCTGAAAGAGCTGGAGGAATCCGGCCAGATCATGTCGGAAGACAGGGTCAAAGAGCTTATCAAGGAAAGCGGCGGCGGTGGTGGCGGCAGCTCCGGCGGCTACTATGGCAAATACGACCTGACCCTTTCTGTGGACGGCTGGAAAGCCGTATCGGACAGCGAGGGTGAAATGCCGTATGCGTATACCTACGATGCAGAGTTGGCAGACTGCACCCCTGAGCTTTGGCCCAGCGGTTCCGCAACTGCCAGCTGCTTTTCTATTTCGAGCAAGGCGGGTGTCCTGAACGGGTGCGAGACTTTGAACGGTATTGTTCGCTTTTTCTCTCAGCGCATCCCGGAAGCTGATATTCAGGCGGTCGTCACTCTGTTCGGGAAAGGAGGTGGCACCGGTGAACTGGTAATTGCGACCCGTGACCGGCTGGGCTGCGTGAAAATTGGCGACGGCGTGGAAGTGACCAAAGACGGTGTTATTTCTGTCCACGCCACAGTTTCCGAAGACCAGATGGCAGCTACGGATGATGTATCCGAAATGCTGGCCGAAATCTACGACAAATAAACACCAAACAACAATTTACGGAGGATACTTATTATGGCTTACAATGTTGAAAAGCTCGCGAAGCTGGGCGCACTGAAGGAGCTGGGTCTGAAGCAGAAGGCCGTTGACGAGGCCCAGAACAAGCGCATCAAGGCTCTGGAGGATGTCGGCGCACAGGCCAACGTCTTGGAGGGCGTTAAGGTGAACGGCGTTGCCCTGGCCATCGCTGAGAAGATGGTGGACATTCTGGTTGCCACCGGCTCCAAGAACGGTAGCATTTCCGTGGCTGGTACCGATGTCGCCATCAAGGGTCTGGCTGCACTGGCCTACAAGGCGAAGATTTCCCAGTCTGACCTCGACGACGCTCTGGCTGCTGTTCTGGCTGCAAAGGCCGACAAGGCCACTACTCTGGGTGGATACGGCATCACCGACGCTTACACCAAGGACGAGATCAACGCCAAGATCAGCGCTGTCTATAAGCCCGCTGGCTCTGTGGTCTTTTCTGCGCTGCCCGCTCTGGCTGAGAACGTTCTGGGCAACGTCTACAACGTGACCGATGCTTTCACCACCACCAACAACTTCGTTGAGGGTGCGGGCAACAAATATCCCAAGGGCACCAATGTCGTGGTGGTCAAGGTCGGCGATGCCTACAAGTATGATGTGCTGGCCGGTTTCGTTGACCTGTCTGGCTATGTGGAGAAAGAAGCGGGCAAGGGTCTGTCTGACGAGAACTTCACTGCGGCTCTCAAGGATAAGCTGGACGGCATTGAGGCTGGCGCAAACAAGTATGTCCATCCCACCCACACCGCTGCTGCCAGCGGTTTGTACAAGACCACTGTGGATGAAGAGGGCCATGTGACCGCCACCGCTCCTGTGACCAAGGATGACATCACCAAGCTGGGCATCCCTGCGAAAGATACCACTTATGACGAGGCGACCACTGCCAAGGCTGGCCTGATGTCCGCTGCGGATAAGACCAAGCTGGACGGCATGGATACCACCATCGATAAGGCCATTGCGAACCATACGGCTACCGATGCCGAGGTGTCCGAGATGCTGGCAGAGATTTACGGCGAGTAAGCCTCTGAGATCTCATGAGTAAAGGGGCGGCGGAGAATATTCACCGCTGCCCCTTATTTTTTATGGGAGGTGACTTCTTTGAGCAATGCGCTCACAACTTTGGATCAGCTCCGCAGCGCTGCATCCCAGTCCAGCAATGCTACCGCCAAAGTCGCATCTGCCGCCGCTGCTGCACTGGAAGAAATGCACGGACTGAAAGCAGACCGGGCAACATTCGTTTCGTTCTCCATCCCTGTCACCGGCTGGAAGTCCGATTCCAGCGTCCCCGGGTATACGAAGTACATCGACATCAAGGTGGATGGTCTGACGGCGGCAGATAGCGTGGGAGTGGATGTTGCCCCGTCCAGCAGCGCAGTTGCACGGGCGGCGGATTTCACATCGACGGAGAGCATGGCCGGTGTTTTACGCCTCCGGGCGGCATCCGTTCCGAGTGCTGCGATTTCCGCTCAGTATCACATCATTGAAGCCGCATCAGCGGCAGAGGAGGCTTGATTCATGGCATGGGGTCCTTTTAATGCTGGCGGTGGCGGCGGTTCGTCCGGTGGCGCTGCGGCAGATATTTTCTATGACAACAGTAAGTCCGGCATCTCGGCGGCGAATGTACAGGAAGCCATTGATGCGCTTTCTGTGCTGACCCTGACGATTCAGGTCGTGCCTGCCCAGAGCGGGAGCCTGACCTATACCGGCTCCACCCAGAGTCCCACATGGAAAGGCTATGACAGCAGCATGATGACGATCGGGGGCGTGACCTCCGGCATCAATGCTGGCACCTATACGGCCACGTTTACGCCCATCGGCAAGTATGTCTGGACGGACGGCACGCAGGAAGCCAAGAGTGTGTCGTGGACGATTGGCCGAGCCGAGGTCAAGAATGTGCCGGCACAGACCGGTAGCGTGACTTACAATGGCTCGGCGCAGTCCCCGTCGTGGAGCAACTATAACAGTTCTCAGCTGACGATCGGTGGCACGAGCAGCGCAACCAACGCTGGCAGCTACAGCGCCACCTTTACCCCGACTTCCAATTATAAGTGGTCGGATGGGACGACTACGGCCAAGAGCGCTTCGTGGACGATCGGCAAGGCGACCGGCAGTATTACGCTGTCCGCAAGCAGTCTGAGCCTGACCTACCCGAAAACCTCTGGCACCATCACTGTTACTCGGCCGGGCAGCGGTACGGTGACCGCATCCTCTGGCAGTACGAACATTGCAACGGTAAGTGTTTCCGGCACCACCATCACGGTGACCGCAAAGGCGACCGGCAGTGCCACTATTACGGTCAATGTGGGTGCAGATACCAACTATACTGCACCGTCCAGCAAGACGTTCACGGTGGCCGTTACTCTGGTGTCCAAAACGCTCAGCAGCAACAGTTGGGCAGTCATCAAGGCCGTCAGCGATGCCGGGCAGGGTGCAAACTATTGGTCTGTTGGTGCCACGAAGTCCGTAACCATCAATGGCAAGGTGGGCGCAACTACGATCTCTAGCTTGAAAGTTGATGCCTTTATCATCGGTTTCAACCACAATTCCGGCAAGGAGGGCGGCAACCGCATCCACTTCCTGTTGGGTAAGATCAGCAGTAAATTTGTGGGGTTGGTGGACAGCAACTATAGCAGCACGACTTCTACGTCTGGCGCGTTCACGATGAACACCAGCAACACGAACTCTGGCGGCTGGGGGAGCAGTCAGATGCGGAGCAAGGTACTGGGTAGCGCAAGTTCTCCCACCAGCCCGACCGCCAACACGTTGCTGGCTGCACTTCCCGCCGACCTGCGGGCGGTGATGAAGTCCTGCACGAAGTATACGGATAATAAGGGTGGCGGCAATACCGCCAGCAACGTGTCCTCTACCACGGATTATCTGTTCCTGCTGTCCGAGTATGAGGTCTTTGCAACGCACCAGTATTGTAATGATGCGGAGCCGAACTATCAGGCACAGTACGATTACTTCAAAGCGGGTAACAGCAAAGTTGCCAATAAACATTCCGCCACCGGAACGGCGGCGGTCTGGTGGCTGCGGTCGCCGTACTACACCGGCATCTACTACTACTCCTACTTCTGCGCGGTTTCGTCGTCGGGGTCGTTGGACTATTACGGCGCTTACGATGCGTATGGTGTTGTGCCCGGCTTTGTTGTCTAATCCCCCGCAGGGATTCCCGACTTACTCAAGCCCACGGAAGTGGGCGGAAAACAGCAAACTTTCCTCAAAAAATTCAAAGGGCGCGTCAGCGCCCCGCGCGATTTTTTGAAAAAAGATACTGAAAGTGCTATCACTCAACTGTCTTATGAGTGCATACACGGCACGAAAAACGCTATACAATACTTTCAAAACCTGTTTGTTAGGAGGTATTGTATGGCAACTAACAAGCGCGTCTTTACACTGCGCCTGTCCGATGAAGTTTTTGACAAGATCGGCGTTCTAGCAACAAAAGAACATCGGTCCATCACGAACTACATAGAGTATGTGCTGCTCAAGCATTTGGAAGAAGTTGAGCGAGAGCAAGGGGAAATCGACCTCGATGACCCCGAAGGAGACTAAAGTATCATGTCAGTTTTGAAATCCAAGCGCACAGAAAGCAAGGCGGAGTATGTGAATGTCGCCAATGCGATTTACATTGAAACGATAAACTTCCTGACCCGCATTTCCGCAAGGTATTCCAGATTGATTGCAGAACCGGTTGCAAAGCTGGCGGGTGAGGTGATAGACCATGCCGAAAAGGCAAACAGCATCTATCCCTCCGACGATCAGCGGCGCCAGCTTCGTAAAGCACATCTTCTGGAAGCGCGGGCATCTCTGATGGCGCTGGATGTTCGGTTGACTCACTGCTATCTCATCATGACCCAGAACCCGCAGGGATGTTTCACAACTCCCTCAGGAAAAAGTGTCGATGCGAAGAAAGCAACTGAAAGACTGGACAAAATGGCTCAAAAGTTGGGTGAGCTGATTGACAAGGAAAACGACCTGCTGCAAGGCATGATCGGAACGGTCAATCGGAAAGCCTGATTTTTAAGTGGGTGTATCTCTGTCAATTCCTGCGGCGGCGGTCTGGTGGCTGCGGTCGCCGTACTACACCGGCATCTACTACTACTCCTACTTCTGCGCGGTTTCGTCGTCGGGGTCGTTGGACTATAACAACGCTAACAATGCGTATGGTGTTGTGCCCGGATTTTGCAATGCTTGGTCACATGGAGTAGCCATAGGTGAAAGACGACCATAGCAAAAGGAGAGGTACTTCCCTGAGGGTCAAACCTCTAAAACTGCTTTTCGATATGCCGACACGGACGCTTCTTGCATGGCGCGGGATGCATCTTACCGCGTTTCATGTGCCGGCATAAAGCAGATTAGACGATGCCCTACAATTCATCTGTACGAGGAGCGAATACTTTTATGACAAGTCAGGAGCGCCATGAAGCACGATACCAGCGCCGCCGGGCAGCACGCCGAGCCAGACAGGAAGCCCGTTGTGCCGCCCTCGGTTCGTTGGAAGAAGTGTTCAGCTACCACACGATGTTCAAATACGGCCGGAAATGCTGCAACGGTGTACGCTGGAAGCAGAGCACGCAGAACTTTGAGCGGCATCTGTTTTCCAACACAGCGAAGCAGCGGCGGCTTATTTTGGCAAAAAGGTGGCGGCCTAAGAAATACGTTCATTTCACGGTCTGCGAACGCGGCAAGATTCGTGGGATTGACGCTCCTCATATTACAGACCGACAAATCCACAAGGTCATCAGCAAGGAAGTGCTGGAGCCGCTTTACGACCCCAGCATGATCTATGACAACGGTGCAAGCCGGATTGGTAAGGGACTGCACTGGCAGATCAAGCGCATCAAACAGCAGCTGGCACGGCATTACCGCAAGTATGGCCGTGCGGGCGGGGTGTTACTGCTCGACCTGAAGAAGTTCTTTCCTTATGCACCCCATTCTATCATCTATCAGCGGCACCAGCGGTATATCCTGAACCCTGATTTTCGGCGGATAGCAGATACCATTATTGATACTGCTCCCGGCGAATTTCCGGGCCGTGGGATGCCGCTGGGCGTTGAGCCGAGCCAACAAGAAATGGCGGCAATGCCCAGTGCTGTGGACAACTGGATCAAATGCCAGATGTCCACGCATAGCGCCGGACACTACATGGATGATTACTGCATCATTCTCCCGGATATCGAAGATCTGAAAAAGCTGGGCCGCGCTATCGTGCGCCAGTTTGAAATCCGCGGCATCCCGGTCAACAAGAAGAAATGCAAGATCATCCCTCTGACAAAGCCTTTCCGCTGGTGCAAGGCTCGTTTTACCTTGACTGAGACCGGGAAAATCAAAGTCAATGGTAGCCGTGATGGTGTGATACGCGCACGGAGGAAACTGAAGTTGTTCCACCGGGAATGGCTGGCCGGGAAACGTACCCTGCAGGAGGTGGCGCAGTATATGAACTGCCAAGAAGCCTACTATAAAAATTTTGATGACCATGGGCGGCTGCTGCGTCTGCGGCGGCTTTGCTATGCAATTTTTGGAGGTAAAGTACCTTGTTCAAAATCATCAAAGCCAGTGATGGCACCGTCCTTGCCTTGACCGAGGACGTGACCTACATCAAAAAAGCCGACAACGGCTGTTATATCCTCTGCCCGGAGCCTGATGCTTCGGGCATTTCTTATGCCGGGACGCCGTACCAGCTGTTCGACCGCGATCAGATGGGTGATGAGCTGGAAACGGTCATGCTGGAGCAGACCGACATCGGCAGCTGGATCATGCAATCCAAAAGTGCCATCGAGGATGCCGACGAGATGAACGTGGATCAGGCTTATCGCCTGACTCTTCTGGAGTTGAATGTCTCCGATACGGATGACACTGAGAATACCTAATAGGAGGAAAACGCAATGAGCAAAGCAACGGAAATGGTTCTGTATCGCACCTGCAAGCGCATGATCGAGCGCGGCAGTACCGATGGTCTGGCGGAGAAGATCGATATTTTCTACGCCGCCGGCAAACTGACCGATGAGCACTACTCCGAGCTGACCGGTATGCTCGCCGAGAAGAAAGAGCAGGTCTAACCCATGGTGGAGCATGAACGCTTTATCGCCCGCCGCCGGGCGCGCTTCGACGGCATAGATGGAAAAGTGAATATTCCTTATGGAACCGCCCTGACCTGTCAGGACGGTTTTCTTATGCACAAAAACCAGCGTGTGTGTGCTGTGGGGAGCCAGAACGGCATGGACTGCTTTGTGCAGGATGATGACGGTAACGGCACCCTGCGCGGGGATCTGGTAGGAAACATCCAGCGGAGCCTTGAGCGTCGAGATGCGGACTATCAGACCCGCTGGAACCGGGTTTGGGCATCGGCACTCTGCCAAAAGTACCGCCGCCCGGAGTCCGAAGACTACTGGCTGTGGGCGAGAGCGTTTTTTGATGCTCCGATTTTTGATTTGCAGGCAATCGCCGCGCTGGTTCAGTGAGGGGGATGGCTGTGAATCTGAAAGAATTGTTTTGGAGCGGTGGCGGGATGGTTTTGGTGCTGCTCTCGCTCATTGAGGTTTCGCCCATCAAGATCAATCCGTGGAGCAGGCTTGCGAAAATCATCGGACACGCCCTGAATGCTGAAGTGCTGGAACAGCAGAAGCAGACCCAGAAAAAGCTGGAGGAGCATATCCAAGTTGATGATGAGCGCAATGCCAATCTTCTGCGTACCCAGATCCTGCGCTTCAATGACGAACTGATTGATGATAAGCACCACACGAGGGAGCATTTTATCGAGATTTTGGCCGTCATTGATGCCTATGAGGACTACTGCCGCAGTCACCCCGACTACAAAAACAACCGCTGCATCTGTGCAGTAGCGAATATCAAGCGGGTGTACAACGAGCGGCTTCAAAAGCACGACTTCTCTTGAAGGAGGTTTTTTACATGAGAGTCATTGTCTATCAGGCCAGCGACACATCTGCCCTGAGCAAAAATTTTACCCGTGAGGAGTTCAAATGCCCCTGCGGGTGTACTCGGCAGATGGTGGATTCGGAGTTGGTAGAGAAGATGCAGGCTGTTCGGGAAAAGCTGGGTAAGCCCATCAAAATTACCAGTGGCTACCGCTGTATTCCGCATAATGCGGCGGTTAAAGGCAGTTCGGGCAGCAAGCACCGTTATGGGATGGCGGCTGACTGGCGCATGAAAGACCGCGACATCAACCCTGTGGCTTTGGGCATCATCGCCGCCCAGTACTTCAAGGCTGTGGGTATCTACTGGTATGACGGCTGCGCCATCGTACACACCGATACCCGCGATGCAAAGGCAACGTGGCTGTGCGATGCCCCGCGGCACTACCCCAGCACCACCTACCAGAAGTTCATTCTGCCGACCATCCGCCGGGGCTGCGCCGGGGATGCAAACCGTGCAGCCACGAAGATGCTCCAGCGGCTGCTGGGGCTGACCCCGGACGGCATTTTCGGCGAGGGCACCGAGAACGCTCTGCTGAAAGCGCAGGAGGCGCACGGACTGGCCGTGGACGGCATCTGCGGTCCTGCCAGCTGGAAGGCCATTTCCGGGGCTTCCAAGTACCTGTGAAACATCCGATATAACCAACACAACAAAACGGCGCAGGGGTGTCTCTCCGCGCCGCTGATACTTATAGGAGGCAATATCATGGAAGCTATGCTGAACTTTATTCCCGCTCCCGTCGCCATCGTCCTGATGCTGGCGGGCTTTATCGCACTGGCAGTCGGGGGCATCCGGCTGGGCTACAAGGCCACCGTCAAGGATCTGGCTCTGGAACTGGTCAAAAAGGCCGAGCTGTCCATCATGGGCAGCGGTCAGGGCGCCAAAAAGAAGAAGCAGGTGTTCGCTGCTCTCCGCGCCAAGTGCCCGGCGGCTATCCGTTGGGCCATCACCGACGAGGTGATGGACGCAGTCATCGAACACGCCTTTGATGTTATGACCGCAGCACTGGGCAAAAAGTCTTGACTGCTGCATGAGTGCCGTGTAAAATAGAGGCACTTGAAAAGCTTCGGCTTTTGTAGAGAGCGGCCCGGCATGGTCCACTCTTGATTTTATATTTGGCTACCTCGGTAGCGCGCAAAAATCCCCCTGCATTGACCTTCGGGCCAGTGTAGGGGGATTTTTTGTTTGTTTAGAACTTCATCTGTGCAGCATCTTCAACACTCACATCGTCGAAGCACCGGGTCAGTTCATCGAGGACTTTGCGCTGCGTCTTTTCACTCAAACCGGCGTTGCGCATTGCCATGGCACAGTAGCCGATGCAGGCTGCGTTTGACCACGGCCCATTCAGTGATAGAAGCAATTCTTCCATATCGATTACCTCCGAAGATCTCCATTGTATACGCGAACCAGCACCCAGTCGGACAGCGGTTTGACGTTCCCGGCCCAATCCCGGAGGGCTTCATCAGTGCCGCAGGCCTCGCAGATGTACACGCCCTTGGCGTGGCGGCTCAGTGCTCCGTGGGTCAGTTTGTCCGGCATCCTCTCGCCGCAGCGGGGGCACAGCGGCCAGCCCTGCTGCTGGTCATAGAGCATCTTTTCGATAGCTTTTTCGTCCGTCATTGTACTTCCTCCTTAAACATCTCGGCTAACCGAGTGATATGCAAACCAGTGATCGCGCCGCCGGAACAGATAAAACCAATTCGTGAACTCCTGCCCTGTGCAGTCATAGGGGCTGTTGTAAGCTTCCAGATAGCAGTTGCCGCGGAACCAGTTGGCAGCATCCACCTTGTGCGCCTTGTCCAATTCATCGGGCAGCTGAACAAGCTCCAGACGGCCGTCATAGTCGGCACTGATAATGCGCGTATTGGAAACGGGGCGGTTATTGTAGGCCCGGATCTCCATCTTGACGGTTGCGGCCAAGTCTTTCACAGCGGCTTTCTTTTCGGCAGAGGCTGAAATATCGCGCTGCATGAACATCAGGAGTGCATACGCATCCCGCAATCTCTCATTATCGGTAATACTGAACATGGTCATGACCTCCTTACTTCATGTTCTGGCGTTCCCACATCAGCCAGCGGTTCACTTCCTCGCCGGGCATCGACTTCGGCTTGCTGGTTTCGATGTACTCCCGCTCTCCGAAGATCTCCAGCTGGTCGATGTCGTCAGGCGACTGGGTGATAATCTTTGCCGGCCAATCGCCCACGCCAGGGACTTCAATGCGGCGCAGATACAGGCTGCTGTCAAAGTACCAATCACTCTTGATGTACCGTTCTTCGGCATCGGTTAACTCGATGGCCTCAATGTACTTGCCGAGCGCACCGAAGACTTCCAGTCTGGTTGGTGCTTTGTCGAAGTCGGTCACATCAAAGAGTTTGATATAGGAGATTCGGCCGCGTTCAACGGCAAGCTCCTCGATGGTGCCGGAGTATTTGTAAAGTTTCATTGTCATATCCTCCAAATGCCCGTATAGCCAGATAGCGCAGCTTTTCGGTTTTTAGGCGGCGGTATTTTCACTCTCGGCCTCTGTCAAAAATGCAGAGGTGAGATGCAACCGGGCGGTCTTGAATTCCGGGCCTCTCATGCCCAGACGCTTGGTCAGCACCCGGAGCATGAGATCGTGTTTCTGCTGCTGGGTGTACCCGGCAACGGATTTGAAGTGGAGATTGTCGTGGTCACAGTTGATAGCCCATGCGCTCATTGCCAAGCAGAACTGGACGTAGGCTTTGATGCGGCCGGCGTGAGTGGTTCCGTTGAACAGCCGAAACTCCACAGTGCCTTTTGTGAAGAATGCGTGGAGGTTGATGCCGTGATACCGGGTGCTGTTGTAGTGGGAAGAATCCACACCTCCATCGTATCCATCATTCGCCACGCTGTACCAGATGCGCTCTGCATCGTTCCGGCTTGCCCGGCCGTTCTTCTTCATTTCACGGAACAGAGCGGGGTTGATTTTGTGGCACCAGTGGTCTGCACGGCTACCGATCTGCAGGGCTTCGTAGAACAGATCCTGCCGCCCGGTGGCGAAGTTCAGCAGCCGGCAGAGGCTTTCGGGCGTGTGGTTCGCACCGTCAACGTGGACGTGGATACCACAGGAGCTGTTCGCCATGGCACCTTTCTTGACCAGTGCCCGGATGACCTCTTGCAGGTCGGTGATGTCCTCATACTGGAGAATCGGGGTCACGACCTCGCAGCGGTAGGTATCGTCTGCCTCTACGATTGCACCACCTCTGCGCCGCCGGGGAGTGATGGAACCGTCTCTCATGCACTTCCATACGCGGCCTTTGCTATCCTTGGCCTCGTACGTCTGGTAGGTGCCACCTGCAAAGTGGATACCGCCGACACCGAAGTAGTTGGCGATGACGGAGGCGGCTGTTCCGCGGGAAACGCCCGTCATTTCAATCTCAACGCCGAAGTTTTGGCTCTGAATCGTGACCATCTTTGCGCCCTCCCCTTAGTGCAGCTGTGCAGCGTGCTTGTGGTAGGTGACAGTGTAGCAGCCACCATGCTTGACGACCTTGATGTCGTCTATCTTCACGCGCCGGACACCGAACTTCTCGTGGATGTACTTTTTGACCATCGGAGCTGCCTTTTTGGTCACATCCACCGCACTGTCATTGCTGCGGCGGCTCTTGTAGCGGTCAAACCGCTTCTCCTCGGCGGCGTTTGCTTCCTCCTCTGTGCCGTAGAATCCATCCTGTGCGCGGTTGTTCAGACGGTAGAACTTCTTGTTGCTGATGACCTCCAGACGCTCATTCCAGACGGTGTTCCAGCGGTCTTCCTGATTGGGCTTGATGTCGTCCTTGACCCGGCCGACAATCAGCTCCACGCCCTCAGTACCGAGGTAGTTGTTGAACGTGGTGAGCAGCACCCGGATGATCTCGGTGCCGTTGGTGAGGTCGATGTGAGCGACCTCGCCCTGGCTGCCGCCCATCGTTCCGGCGTTGATGTAGTAGCCCTGCGCCATGTAGCTGTTGGCTGCTGCGGTGAACTCTCGGTTGATGTCAATGAACTTCATGCTGAAAACCTCCGATTTACTCTTGACAAATCTTCAATAAAAAAATAAAATGGAGGTGCAAGGGGCTTGTGGATAACGGGCTTTTAGCGGTTAGCGGTTCAGGGTGCGATCCTGAGCCGCTTTTTTGTATGCTTCAAAGCGGGCTACCTGCTCGGCTCTGGTGAGCTTTGCAAATTCCTTGCTTGTCATGGAGCATCACCCCCTTTGGGTTGCTCCCTTGCACCTCGTAACCTCCTCTCTATGTCTATATTATACAACGAATTTCGTTGTATGTCAATAGTAAAACAACATTTTTCGTAAATATTTTTACGAAAAGCGTTGCAAATTTCGGGTAAGTGTGATATAGTGAAGAAAAGGGAGGTGCTTACATGATTCGCATCAAGTTGAAAGCCGTGCTTGCCGAAAAAGGCATCAAACAAAAGGATTTGGTCGCAATGACCGGGATTCGCCAGCCCACTCTGTCGGGCATGAACAACAACTCCGTCAAGCATATTCCGTTGGACGTTCTGGACAAGCTGTGCACCGTTCTGGACTGCCAGCCCGCAGATCTTCTGGAATTCGTGCCGGATGAGAACGAAAAAAGCCCGGACGCTTGACGCATCCGGGCAGGAGAGGTTATTTCTTGCGAGACTTGTTCACGGTCTGAGGGATGTGCCGCACCTCTTTGACCCTACGCTCTGGGTTGGGCTCTCTCACGATGAGGTCATCCAGTTCGCAGTCAAGGGCCTCGCAAATGAGGTCGAGATCATCCAGGCTGACTCGCTCTGCAAAATCGTGGTACAGCTCATTGATGGTCTGGGAGCGAATCCCTGTTGCACGTGCAAGTTCGCTCTGTGTCATCCGCCTTTCGCCGAGGCGGGTAGACAGCAAAATTCTAATCATAGCCTTTTGTCTCCTTTTACCGAAATTTTAGCCGATATGTACCCGGCTTGTCTGCATTTTGGCAGAAAACTTCATATTTCGGGAGTTTTTTCCGATTTTCGGTAAATTAAGACAGAAAAGCGCCCACACTACCGATAATGGTAACGTGGGCGCTTTTTTCATGTCAGGGTGACATTTGGAATCTCGCAAAACAAAACGAACACATTACCGACCATTTGAATGGTGGTTCTGTGTTCGTTTTGCTCTTGATTGGTGGAGA